ATAATAAGTTGGATTATTTGAATAATAAGTTAAACAAAATGCCATTAATTTTCCACCTACTCAAAAAGGGGGATATTTTTTATCCCCCTAATTCTCACTCTTCAGTTTCGTCTACCTTATCGGCTAAGCAGTAAGCCATTCTTCTATTTCCGTCAACTTTAACGGACTCTTTTTCGACTTTACCAGCTTTGACGAGTTTTCCAAGTCTTGCAGTTACTTTATTACGAGTAACTTCTTCATCATCAAGTTCCTCAAGAATCTCATCAACAGTGATGAGGTCCTCATCTAACAGTGCGTAGATGCGGTCAGTTAACGCATCAGACTCCTGTTTCTTTTTCTCTGCTCTCTTGGCGGCAGATGCCTTTCTCTTCTCAAGCAGCTCCATTTCATTATCAATGAAAGCTAACATATCTTCACATTCTGCATCATTCTCGATGCAATCAATTACCATGTTACGAAGGTCTTCAAAATACTCTTTCTTAGTTTTTCTGTTTTCCATAATGCGTTTTCTCCTGTTTTTTGTAAAATTGTTTTTTCTTTATCTTATGTACTTATTATATCAAAAATTTTTTAAAATTTCAAGTTGTTACTTAATTGACGAGTCTATGTATTTTCTTTCACGAGGTGAAAGATTTTTCCAATCTAAGCCATTTTGTTTAAGAATTTTTTCAAAATCATTAAAATCAATAGTATAATGAGGGAAGCTTTTGATGTCTTGGATAACTTTATTTATTCTACCAGCCCTTGTTGGAAGAAGACCTTCAGCTTCCGCATAAAACATCATTTCTTCAAATTTCATTTTTAATCTCCTTTAAAAAATACTTTAATTTCGTTTTCTTCTAAAAAACCATCTTCACTAAACCCTTCTAAAAGAAGGATTGCATCAAGCTCTGGATTATAATAATCTTCCAATTTTTTTACTGCTTTTGCCATTGTTTTTCCTGCAACTAAACCCTTAACTATTTCTTGAGTACTGTTACCCCAATCAGCTAATTTAACTTTATATTTCCAAAAACAAGTCATTAAAATAAATCATCCCTTTCTTTATCTGCTAAATCTCCTTCAAAATCTTCTTCAGACCAACGATGAGGACAATTTTCACAATCATCATAACCTATTTCACAATAACTCTCTGGTGGATTTTCCATATCTCCAGGATAGCTATGGTCATAAATGCAAAACCAACTCATAATATCACCTCAAAAAATCCAATAGACAATTCTAATTAGACTATAATCATCTCTCCAATCCCATCCATCCATAACTTCAAGAAAAGCATCTACTCTATCCATTAATGACTTAATTGGATTTGGACCATTTTTAGGTGGGTCTTCATCATAATCTAAAGCGGTTGGATGTTTTAAATAATATATATACATATCTGCATAAGTGAACCATCTAGCAGTAGGTAATAAATAATCTTCTGCTTCTTCAATTTTTTTATATCTTTCTTTGATTTCTTCACATACATCATTAGGGAGTCCAATATGAATTCCTTGCATTTCTGGTAGATTTTGTAAATATGAATTTTTTTCTACAATAGAAAAAAGCTCATGACAACCATTATAAGGAAATAAATCAGCAATTTCCCTTTTTTCATGCTTCCAATCCCAAATAAGAGGATGTTCTAATTCATATTTTCCAGTCTTTTCATTAAATCTTTCCACATAAAAATAAGGACTACGACTCATGCAGTTACCTCACTTTCTTTATCTTTATATTATAATTATATCAAAAATTTTAAGAAAAATCAAAGGAAAATCAGCTTTCCCGCATCATTTCCTTTGCATCTTTTGCTTTGATTTTCTCCATTTTAGTCTTTTTAAGATTTGGACGGGCAATTTGGCTTCCTTTCTTAGCTTGATACTTATGACATTTTTGACAGGCATGGCGGAAAGTTCCTTCTCTACCTTTTGCACATTGTCCTTCCCATTCATAATAAATACATACTCTTTCTCTTGTCTGTGCCATTGTCTTTCTCCTTAATCATTAAAATTACTATAATCAAGAATACAGGGGGAATTATCTCTTTCTCTATATCCAAAATTATTATCATGCATATCTACAAGAATTTCATTGTCTATTTCTTCACAAAAGCGAAAGAATTTCTCTACTTTTTCTTCTCCATAAAAATCAACGCAACTTGCAATCCAATCTGAATTTATAGAAACTCTATTTTCTTTTAATAATCGACTTGCAATATCACTTGATTTTTTTGAAGGTTTTGGTTTAGAATTACCATATGAATTGTTGTATGGAGTTACTTTTTCTGCAAGAAAAATATTAAAATCAACATTTTTTGCGTAATAAAAGATTTCCGCAACAAAACATTCAAGACCATATTCTTTTAATTTTAAATATTTTTCATATTCAGCTTGACAATAGTCAAATTCAATAGAGCCAGATGCTTCTGTGAAATAAAGCCATACTAAATCATCTTCATATGTTTCATCATAAAATCCATTAAAAGGAATTTTGATTACCACATTGGATTTAGAAGGAACAATAACAAATTTAGACATCCCGAAGTGTATTTCAGCTTGGGGGTCTACTGTTAATACTTTATCTAATATTGAATTATAGCATACAGGTTCTGACTCTTCACAACAATTTGTTATCACCCCAAAATCCTGTGGGATAACTGGGGTGATAGCATCTAATAATTCATCAATGATTTGATGATTATAAGTCATATTATATCTCCTTTACAATACAACGGCTTAACATAGTTTGATGAATACCATTGTAATCATTAAACTTTTTAATAGTACCAGTAAGACTAACTTCTTCACCATCTCTAATATCTAAATCAGATTTTGAAGTCATCCATACAAATACATATTTATCTGCGGTAAATGTATAGATATTAGTATAACCATAATATCCATCAAAACCGCGGACACTCTCCAATCTTACCTTGAAATTGCGGATTCTTTCTCCCTCAATTCCAGGATAAAATTCAGTTTCAGGAACTTTGTAGTAACTTGCAACCTTTGCCGCAATAATATCTTCAGCACTATCTTTCATTCTTGCCCATCTAGTTTCCGCCTGATAATCATATAAATCATCAAAAGAAACAGCACATAAGCAATAACCTTCTGGCACTTCTACTTCTTTTGTGAAATACCATTTGAAAGTCATATTGAAGCGGGCTCCCATGGCTTTAAGCTGGTCCTTGATTTTGTAGGTATTGCCGCCACAAACCATATAAATCTTTTCATCTTCGCCAAATCCAAGTTTGATAGCAGTGTTGTGTTTAAATTCATCTGCTTTTTCAATGTTTTCCTGGATTTTTGCGGCTTCAGCAGCTTCTCTTTTTGCACGGGCTCTTTCATTACTTTTCTGTAACTGAAGATATTCCTTTTCAGTATAAGCACGAACTGTTTTCAGTTCAACTTTTGAACCGCCGCATTTATAACAAACACCATTATCAACAGGGATAGGAACTAACTGGTCATTTTCAACATGAGAAACGATAATCCCTAAACCGCCGCATCTAGGGCAAGGTCTTTTAACTTTTATACATCTTTTGCCTTTTTCATTTTCAAAAGGTTCACCAACTAATTCAAAGTCTTTATAAGAGTCAGCTACAAAAATTTTTTCCATAACACATACACCCTTTCTTTATCTTATATATATATTATATAATATTTTTTTAAAAAAATAAAGCTGCGATTCCGCAGCTTAGTTTATGATTATTTTTCATATAAGTCAGGTAATGGCATCCACGCCACAACATTTCTATTATTTCATTATTAACTATCCAATACTCATGATTTGGAGTCACCCATCCAGTAGATGTATAAAAAAAAGATGTATCCCCAGAATCATCTAAACAAGATACTAACACTTCTTCTTCCGCGGGAGGATAGTGTCCATCTTTAGATATAAAAATCCATGGTGATGGAAAATTAAAAACATCATTAATTATTGTATCAATTTGAGTTTTAAGTAAAACATTGTTATATGCTTTTACAAAATTTTTTTCTGTTTCATTTTTAATTTCGATTTCTTTAGACATTTGTCTTAATCTTGCAATTATTGCATTTATATTAACTACTCTCATTTAAATACCTTTCATTATTTAAAAAAATAATAAATATACTGCTGAATATATAATTCCAATAAAACATATAAAAACTAATATTGCCCATACTATAATATATTTTGGGTATATACCTGCTGACGTTTTTATTTTTGTTTCTATATCTTCATTTTTATATATACCTTCTACCAAAAAAGTATATATTAAAGTAATTATTATTAAAAGTAATGTTATTTTAACTCCAATCATTCTTTATCACCTTTCATTAAAAGCACTTTTAAAAATACACCATCAGTATCATCATATCCAGCAACCCAAAAATTTTTATTTTCTATTGCTTCAGTAATAATGTTTAAAATTTCAGCTCTTTCATCAGAAGTTGAAATTGAATCATATTCTTCTTCTAATAAAATAATAGTGGGCTGTTTATCTATATCTTTACATAAATCTTCCGTGATTCCCTTTGCCCACTCACCGCCGTCAGGGTATGTATGTTTTACCTGTTCGTAGGCGTTCCAAAAATAATCTTTAAAAGCATCCGCGTCAATTGGTCTCATCATTATCTCCTTTATATTTTGTTATAATATTTGCATTTAATAATAAATTTTTGATATAATGCTATTAATGTATCTTGTAGTATTTTATAATTATCATTTGGTTCTCTATTGTTCCATTCGTTAATGTCAATAGAAACAAAACATCTTATAAATCCATGTTTCATTAAAATTTCAATATTTTTTGATTCAAAAGATACTACAAGTGTTACATCTGGGTGAACTAATTCCCATAATTTAAATTGAATTTGAAATATATTTTTATATTTAACTTTCATTATTATCCTTGTTAAAATCTAAACAAAACCAATGAGCTTCAGTATCTGCCGCACCAAATTTACAGTCTACACATTTTGTTATTTCTATAAGTGGACAGTCTTTATGGCGGCTGTCCTTTGGAATATCTTTTATATCGTGCCATTGAATATAATCACTTGCCGCACAAAAGGCTAAATTATAATTTTCATCTTTAATACAAAATTCACAGTTTTTACAATTTTTAGGTATATTTATATCAATAGCAATCATTTCTATTCCTCACTTTCTAAATCTCGATATATACATAAAACATCTTCAAAATTGATATGAAAAGGATATTTATTTTTCAATCCTTTACAATTTATTTTTTGTGGTATACCTATAATATCTTTTTCTAATGTAAATTCATCACATTCTAAATTAAATTGATAACCATTTTTAAATACAAAAACAACTTTCATTTGAATTACCTCATTTCTCCCATAGCATATTCATCTCATCAATTCTATCATTTAATTCCTCTTCCGACATACTATCAAAATTTGGGATTATTGCGTCATCGCCATAGAAGTAATGAATGGAATTTACAAGAAATTCTCTGTATGTTTCTTTGTTTGAAGCATTTGGTTTTATATCACAAATACGTTTATCAAAATCTTCTTTTCTCATCTTTTACCTCTCAATCATGCTTTCTGCATACTTTGGACAAAAGGGTGGTATCATATCATGATTTTGTGATGTAGATACCATATTTTTAATTTCTGAACACATAACAGTATCATCAGAGTAATCAACTGAATACTCACATTCAAAGCAACTTCTTGGTTTTATAATATTTTTCATATTTGCCCCGCAGTTAGGGCAAAAATTATCAACTGAGTATCTTCTTCCGCATTTATTACAATATCCAATCAAATTTCCAAATCCATCTCTATATGTCTTTACCCATTTACCCTTTCGTGGTTGTAGATGTTCAATCCATTCTTTCATTCGAAATACAGGAATAAATTCTACACCATCACAATAAAGATTTTCTCCTTTTACTACTTTATATTGCTCTATAAATTCTTCCATTGTTTCTGGAAAAGTTAATGTATTAAACATTTAAACTACCTCCCATATCTGCTCCGCAATACAAACAATATCGTGCATAGTGGTGCTGTTCTTCTGGAATCCATGATTTACATATGCTACAAGAATACGTGCCGTTATCATTCCTAATCCACTCACCCTTCTTTCGTTCCGGTTGTGCGGGTGGCAACTCTTTTAAAGCCTGTCTTATGTCCGATCCGTGATACCAACTCTCCTCTGAGTTGTGCCAAGCTGGTTTGTTTATGATTGCCTCAATCGCCTCATATTTGTTTATTAATTCCCCAACACTTGTATCAGGAACGTTGGATTGTACGGATGATAAATGGTCTAACCATTGTTTTACTCTGAAGGATGGAATAAGTCTTGAATTATTTGTGTAGATTTTCTCTACATCGTTAAACCCATATAGTTTCTCAAATTCTTCCCATGTATTAGGGAATGTCATCATTTCATTCATTTAAAACACCTTTCAATTTAGCAACAATTATAATTCCACTTCAAAATTCTCTAATATATCATAAAAATTAATCCCAGTATCTTTAGATATTTTATCGCAATATTTATCAATCGCTTCTTGTTCTTCTATTGTTGAATCTCTCATTGAGGTTATTGTTAATCCTTCTTTATCAATAGAAAGAACTTGCGGTTGATGCTCTTGTTCAAGTATATCCGCAATTTTAGTAAGAGCCAATGCAATATATTGCAATGACTCTTGTGTTACTAACTATCTATTCTAAGTTGTTTCTAAGATTTTATCATGTAGTTTCATTTTTATATACCTCATTTAATTTATTAAGAGCTTCCGCAATTTCCGGAAAATGTCTACCTGTTTTATAGAATGTTCCATAATTATTAAAACCTGCACTACCATCACTCCATAAAAGGTCCATTCCGTTGTCATCATAAACCTTAAGAATAATAGCTTTTTCACCATTGATATTAACGACTTCGTCACCCATTTTTAATTCTTTTCTTAATTTCCATCTATTGTATTTAATTTTAACTTCTTGGAAATTTGCGGGGCTTCTCCATTCATCAAAGATTTGATTATAATCTTTTGAACCCATATTAAGGATTTCCCAAGCAATATCCCAAGTTTTTTCTTCAATTTCAACTTTCTCAGCTTCAGTCATATCTTCATATTTTTCTAAAGTTGAAATACTAACTATATCTCTATTTTCTAAAAATTTATTATTTTTACTTTTGTAAAACTCTACGAAATCAATATCATCTGGTATATCTATAACATACTTCATATTATACCTCCTTTACCAGTAATAAGCATCTCTATTGGCTTCTGCAATTTCCCATGCGGCGATGTCTTCCTCATAAGACTGCGGAAACCAATCGTTTTTCATTCTAACCATATCAAAATAAGTAGCTCCGCTATTCCAAGCAACTCCGCTTAAAGCACAAGCCGCAAGCATCTCCGGGTCAGTTACATCAGTATTATTATACCAAGAGTAAACACGTTCTCTAATAACATGAGTATTACAAATGATACCGTTATTTTCAAGAACTTTAATTGCTAAATCCACTGCTTTTTCTGCGGTTACAAAAGTCATAAATCATCCCTCCTACCAGTTTTTGGAAACTCTAATTTTTGTATTACAACAATTGGAAGAATATCTTTCCGGATTTTTAGTTACTGCACAAGCTCTTGAACGTCCACCTAAAAAGCTGCCGCATTTCGGACAATAGAGTGTGTATTTAAAGATTTCATCTTTTGATTTTGCATATTCAATGTTTTCATATGCATATGTATCATTTGTTGTTCCAATTAAGGCACAATAGTATCTGAAAGTTGCGTCATGTCCATGGTCTTCATGGGTAATTGCGGCAACCACATAATGAGCACATTCATGAGCTATAACCTCTTTAATACTGCGGTCTGTGGCTGTTTTTAATAATTGCCGTGAAATTTCGATTTTAGTAGGATACCATTTTTCTTGCTTCTTTTCATAAAAGCATCTACCAAGAGTACGAGTAAGTCTACCATTAATGGAAACGGGAGAATTAAATTCAATTCCGCATCTACCGCAATATTCCTCACATAATCTTGTGATTTCTTCTATTGTCCACATTCTGCAAAGCACCTCTCTTTCTTTTATTATATTATATCATAAATTTTTAAAAAATTCAATAGTGAAATGATAGAGGGGTGTAAAGGGTTGAAAACTTAAAAAAAATATCTTATAATGAAAAAAAGAGAAAAAGAAAGGAAACGAAAAAATGAATAGAGCGGAAAGACGTAATCTTAAGAAAAATTTGCCCGGATATAAGACAGCCTTAGACCAAGCGACTGCCGCAGCGGTTGATAATTTAGAGAGAATGTTTAGAGAAAAGTGGGAAGATGATGAAACTCTTAATAATGGTGATATTGATATGGGAATTGAAGATTATGGGGAGGATGAGATATATAATGATTGATAAAGAAGAAACTTTGGTTAAAATACAGAAAATGCATCCAGAAAAAGGAGATTTAGTAATTGTTTCTTTTCCTACCGATGAAGAGGGGGAATCTCTCTATGCGTTGGATGAAGTAAAAGCAATTCATGATTTCTTATATAATGAATTTATAAAAAATGGAGTTTATATTGTAACAATTCCTGATAAGTATAGTATAAGAACACTTCAAGAAGTTTTAGAATCTTTTTCAGAAGCAAAAAAGCAAACTGTGTGTATTGAAAATGGAAAAGGATAGGAATAGGAAAAATGAATTTAAAATAGTTAATGACTGCTAAATAGGTGTGTTAGATGTTTGGATGCTCTTAGTCCAGTCTAAAGACGAACTTCACGAGGACCGCCGCATCAATAAAAAAGAAATATAATGTAGATATAATTAAATGTATTAAAGGTAATAAAGAAGTTTTTTATCAAATATTTGAATAGGAAAATAATAGAGCTTTAACTATTTATAAAGAATAGGGAAATATTGCGGTTTCTCTTGAAAGTTTAAGTTTTGAAGCATATTAGTTTTTTGTTTTTCTAGTATTATCCGCATCTCCGCAAGGTGTGTTTAGGGGGAAGAGGTAGGAGTTGTTGAAATATATTGGAGTAAAGGCTAATAAAAAGAATATTTAGACTTTAAATAAAGTTATTTAGTCTTTAATAGAGAGGGATTATATATTTTTTCATTAGGATGAAGATTTTATAATTTTGTATTTAAAAGCTAAAATTGAAAATTAGTATTCTATTAGTATTAATATGATGCGGGAATGTCAGAGAATAGCTGATAAAAATAATAAGCATTTTAATAAGATTCCGCAATTAATGCAAGTATGGGAAGCTATTAGAATATGTTAGAAAAATCAACCTTTTACATATGCGGATTTAGCTAATTTAACGGGGCTTAGTTATAAGCAAGTAAGAGATGTAAAAAGATTATTAGAACAAAATGATGCTTTCATTTCAAAAAGAGCGGGTAGTTATTTTAAATGCTTGGGGATGAATGTATAGTTAAATGGGTTTTATGGGGAATGAAATTAAAATAGCAAACCCACTGATTTTAGATTTTTTGGTAAAGATATATATTATATTATTATTTTTACCAAAAATACAACTTTCAGTGGGAAAGCTAACTTTTAGATAAGTTTACTAAAAAATAGCTTTGCGACTGATTTTAGATTTTTTGGTAAAGATATATATTATATATATTATTTTTACCGAAATTGCTAATTTTTGTCGCAGAGCTAACTTTTAGGAAAATTATTTATAAAGAAAATAAATTTGCTTGGGCTTCGCCCAAGCAAATGGGGGGATTTTGCGGCGGGGAGAGGAACATTAGGGGAATTCAAATGAAAATTTTAAAAAATAGATGGATTTCCGCATACTAAATTCAAAAAATGAAATCAAAATTTGAAATGAAAATAAAATGGTTGCTTTTTGTTAAGGAAGGAGATGATATTATGTTATCTATTGTTATGGAATATATTTATAAAGAAAGGAATAGAATTAAATGAGAATGAGGTTTATTGATAAAAGAACTCAAGAAATATTAGTAGATTGGAGTTTTGATGATTTCTATTGGAAATAGAATAAATAGAAACCTTATTTGATTGAAGGAATGGTAAATATAGAAGATAATAAATGGGAATAGGATAGAAAAGTAAAAGTTTAGGTTGATTTAAGTCAGAAGAAAGATTGGTGGAATGAAGAATAATATAGTTTTGCTATTGATTATATAATAATAGAAAATAAAGTTATAGAATAGAAGAATATGTAATTAATATATAAAGTAATATGAATGAGAGTAAAAATATAAGGGGAATGGTATAAATTAATATAAAAATAGATAAAGAAGTAAGATTAAATTTAATTAAAGTAATATAAGTTAAAATAATGAGGATTATTGAAATTTATAAGAAGATTAAATAAAGCAAGAAAATATTTAAACTATTTAAATAACTGAAAACACTAAAATTATTGGAATTACTTGAATTGAGAGTGTGCTGTGGCCTCTACGACCCTAGTCCCTTCTATAACGAAAAGCGACCGTTTACATATACAACCTCAATAAGCCTAGATAGTAATTACCTAGGCTTAAAGGGGCTATAATAGCATTTTCAATAATAATACATCACTTACCAGTGAATCCTCATAGAAGAAACACCGATAAGCAACAACAAAAATCTATATTAATCAGAGTGACTTGAGAAAGTTCTGAATGATATAGTCAGGAGTTTCTTCTTTTTCCTCTTGTGAGAAGCCGAAGGCTTCTTTAAGATTAGATGTAAATTTAATCATAGGAAGCATTGTACTCTCAAATTCTACAATTTTTTCTTCTATTGCATTATATAAATCTTCAATCATTGAGTCTGGTACTTCTCCATCTTCTTCTTTGAATATATCTTCAAATAAAAGACAAATATAAGCAGTAAATTCTTCTGCTACGATTTCTCGTTGCTCTTGAATTTTTCTATTTTTTTCTTCTTCTGCCTTATTAGCCTTTAACTTGGCAGCGGCTTCTCTCATACGGGCTTCTGCCGCAGCAGCCTCTTTCTCTTTTTTAATCTTCTCTTGGGCAGCGGCCAAGTCCTTACGAAAGACTCTTTCTAGTTCTTCGGCACTCGTACCCGAGGCCAGTGCTTCATAGAAATCCATATTTTCATATCTCCTTTTTTTATTTTTCCTATATTATTATTATAACAAAAATTTTTTAAAAAGTCAAAAAATTTTTAAAAAGCTTTTTAACTTTCTATATTTTATTATACCAAAAAATTTTTATATTTTCAAGTGGATGGTGGCGGCGACCACTGCCTTGAGGATTTCATGTTCTGGGTTTGGCCGGCATATAGTTGATTTTTGGGAAAATTTTGGCGGCGATTCGAACGGCTCATGTTCTGGAAAAAAATTCCATATGGGGGTGCGAAGCGCCGAAGCGGGCCTAAATGCGTGAACGCGGCCCGACCGCACTTTAGCCTGTTAAAGCGTTAATGCAAGAAAAAAGCTCGTCATTTCTGACGAGCTAAGCACCAAAAGGGGTCTATTCTTTTATCATGGTTTTCATTCTTAAGGAAATAATGAACCCCATACAGATTATCGAGTGTAAGAATCACCATCTCCCCGTAATCCTCAACTGTATAACCTTTCTTTTTGTGAAGAGTGATGAACTCTTCTTTTTCACTCATAATCATACACCCCTTCCTCAATATCATCCATAATTCTATGATATAAATTTACAACATCTCTAAATTCTGAATCACTTTCAGCGATGAATTCATAATCATCTTCTGTGGCTCCATCGGGAACCCCGCACATCCACCATCTTTCATAAATCATTTCATCCCCAGTATCAAGGATTTTTTGATTCATTAATTTTAAACCTTTGATTCTTGCTTCTTTTTTAGTTTCCATTAAAAGTTTGTGTGTGATATTTAACATTGTTCTTATCTCCTTTCCTTTTGTATCTTTATTATATCATTTTTTATTAGGAATGTCAAGCATTAATTTATGAAATTTATCATAAGCTTTATCCCACATCTCTTTTGTTTCTTCATAAGTTACTAAATTATTTGCTTCAAGAAACAATAATGCACCATAGGCTTGTGCTCTACAGTTTTCAATTTGAGAAACAGTTCTAGCATATTTTTCTGCATACTTTAATTTGAAATCAATAAATTCTTTTAATTTTTTTAACATTGGTCTTACCTCACTTTCTAAATAGATTATATCATAGAATAAGAAGGTTGTCAATAGGTTTTTTGAAATTTTGGGAAATAAATATTTGTGGTTAGTTGCGGTTTATTGAAGTTAGAAATGCCTAGCTCTGGTTAGTTCTGGAAAGCCGACTTAGCTGAGCGAAGTCGGCACGACGAAAGATGAGGATTATAAAGAATCCTCACCTTCAAGAATTTCTATTTCTTCATAATTTTCTAACCACCCTTCAAAATAGCCACCATATCTTACATCTAAAATTTCATCATCTTTAATTAATTCTGTTCCTTTATCATTCATAATTAATGTAGCAATATCATTTTCGCACCAATCTTCGACACCTTCAAATTGCCAAAGATTTCCATTGAAATCTTGACAGGTTACTTTATCATTTGGTTTTGAAATTTCTACTACAACAGTAGTTAACCCATAGATACGAGAACCATAAAACGTGCAAATAGTCATGCAAATTGTTGAATAAATTAAAACTAAAACACAGATAAAGGTACAAATTACTAAAAACCCTTCTACACTACAAACAAAATCTTTAATTTTTTTCATTTTTATTTCCCCTTTCTTTTTTGTAATTTAATTATATCATAAGATAAATTATTTGTCAAGGTTTTTTTGGTGGACTTTCTAAATAGGAAGTCCACCAAGTAATTTGATACCAAGTAATCCCAGGGTAATTGCAAGGCAGGCACAATCTTTAATTTTATCTGCCACAGGACGTTTTAACATCCAACAACGAGTTACACTAATAATATTTGCTAAAAGATAAACTAATTGACCGATAATCCAGTTTGCACCTACAGTGCATTGACCAATAATTAAAAGCATGAGTACAAAATAATTTAAATTTTCAAAAAACTTTTTCATTTTTATTTCCCCTTTCCTTTTTGTAATTTAATTATACATCAAAAAGGGGGATTTTGTCAACCCCCCTTTTTTTAATTTTTTTTATTTTTTTGGTGGTCTTTTCTTAATTAAATCTAATTTATAGTTATTTTCACCCACAGAAAACTCAATAATTTTAGATTTATTAGTAATTTCTGTAGAAATTCCCGCATTTTTTAAGCAATTTGCTAACATTTCGATGAGATTTTCTTTCTCTTCATCGGGTTTTCTTTCTCTTTTGGTCTGTTTTCTAGGTTTATCAGACTTTGCTTCGCGGCTAATTTTATTAACTTTTGCTTTTTCTGTTAATTCTTCCACCACTTCATTTTCAAGGTATCCCTCATCTTCCAACCATAACTGAATTGCTTCTTCTTTTGTAAGGTTCAAGATTTTCATACTGTTTTCAATTTCACTATTTGGAATACGAAGATTTTTATCATTGAATTTGTAAATCATGTTTGTTCTCCTTTCCTTTTGTTATATTAATAATATCACATTTTGGATTAGATGTCAATAGGGAAAATAAAAAAATTATTTTTTTCTTAAAAAAATTATATCATAAAATTTTTTAAAAATCAAATTTATAATTTTTATTAATTTTGGGAATTTTACACAAAAGAGTTTGTTGAGTTTTCCTATTGACAAAATGTGTGGCTGGTGGTATAATGGAAAAACGTCGTGGGGCCACCGACTGCACGACGACAAAAAAAGGTGCTTACTTAGTAAGCACCTTGAAAAAGGTTAGAAGGGAGAGAGGAAAGGAGATTACTCCCCTTCCTGCTCTGCTCCGTAGCCGAAGTGGGCAACCTTCTTGATGGAGGTTCTGTAAACCTTACCATCCTTCCGAAGGTCGGTCAACAGCCGGGTGATTCTCTGATTAGAGAGGTCTGCGATGGACTCACAGGCGACCATCAGTTCCTTGATGCTCATAGGAGCATCAGCCACCATCAGCACATCGAGGATGTCCTGTTTAAACTGAACATTCTCTAACTGATTTTTGGTAGGCTTCCTAGGAGAAGTTTTCTTGTTGTCCAAGAGTTCGATTTCATGGTTACAGAAATCAACGATTTCCTGATTGTCAGCATTAACAGTTGCGATGAGGTTGAACATTTCTCTTTTAGTCATAGTATATACATCCTTTCTTTTAAGTGATTTGTTTTTTCTTTATCTTATGTATTTATTATATCATAAGATTTTTAATTTGTCAATAGTTTTTTTAAAATTCTTTGAAAGTATATTTTTACGACTCACCAGATTGTTTATTAAGTCTCCGTTTTGTGGTTAGCTATCTCCACTTACTGGCACTGGCTTTTATCCTTTCGGACTTGCTTTCTTCCCAAGACTTTCAAAGTTTTATCAAGAACTTTTTTTATGTTTTATTTCTTGACTTGTGTAAGAATCGTGCTTTCATTTCTAACCATTTTCTACCATGGTGAGTCGCCCCCGAAATTCAGAGAGTGTAGTAGAAACTTCTTCCTCTCTTTATCTTACACATTTATTATATCATATTTTTTTTTATTTGTCAAGAACTTTTTTTATTTTTTATTTCTTGACTTTTTCAACAAAGAACACGTGGAAGCCGAACCTTAGCATTTTCGCGTATTGGGAATTAGTAGGTTCTTTATAATTTTTCTTACCCTTACTTTGTAATTAAATTATATCAAAAAATTTATTAAAAATCAAGTTGGAATATTGCACAAGATTATGGGAAAATCTTTGTGCAATTTGCTGATCAATTTTTGCTTGACAAATTTCGTGGGGTGTGGTATAATGGAATTTTCGGCGCGAGACTATGGCTCGCGCCCCGCTAAAACACAAAAGGGGATGATGAATTTAATCACCATCCCCAAAGGAAAGGAGGAATCAAAATGTAAAACTAACTGAATGGGCAACGAGGATTCGAACCTCTACAACCTTGGTTTTTGCCCAGAGGGGAGGATTACTCCTCACCCTCTTCTTTACCATACCCGAAGTGGGCAACCTTCTTGATGTAGGTTCTGTAAACCTTACCATCTTTGCGAAGGTCGGTAAGTAAACGAGTTACTCTCTGATTTGTCAGACCCTCAAGAGAAGGGCAAGTAGCCATTAACTCTTTGATAGGCATTGGGGCATCAGCCACCATGAGGACATCTAAAATATCCTGCTTAAACTGGATGTTTTCCAGCTGGTTCTTGGTAGGTTTACGAGGAGAAGTTTTCTTGTTGTCTAACAACTCAATCTGATGGTCGATGAAGGCAACCATTTCCTCATTCTCTGCTACCATTTCACGGAGTTCAACGAACATTTCTCTTTTTGTCTTTGCCATAATACATACCTCATTTCTTTCTTAAAACTTTGTTTTCTTTATCTTACATATTTATTATATCATAATTTTTTTTTGTTTGTCAATAGTTTTTTTTAATTTTTTTAAGGTTTTTAAGTGTGCACCCTTAAAAACCTTTTGGTGCTTGGTGGTATTATGTCATAGCCCCCACCCTTACCATAGGGCTTTCTACCTACCTTTAAATCTCATATTTATTTCCCCTTTCTTTATCTTACATTAATATTATAACATAAGATTTTTAAAATGTCAAGAGTTTTTTTAAAATAATTGAAAGGCGTTTCGCTCTGCCAACTACCTTATCACCTCTCTTTTTTGTAATTTAATTATATCAAAATTTTTCTTAAAAATCAAGAGGGAATGTTGCACTAATTTTGGGAATTATTTTTGTGCAATTTTTTTGCAAAAATCGCTTGACAAATGTTGCGGGGTGTGGTATAATGGATTTTTCGCGCTGGACCCATGGCCAGCGCGGCGACGAAAAAGAGTAGAGAAAATTATTTTCTCTACTCAATCTTCAAAACGTTTAATTTTATCATAAATGTCTTCCCAATCCATTTCATACCCATCACAGTTAAAAGCTCCGTATTCATTAGGAAATTCTTCTGCCATAGCTTCTAAGGCAATAAGAACATTTTTTCTTAAATTATCATATTTTTCTTTCCGTCTTTTTTCAAGTTCTTCATGACAGGCTTGAATAAGTTTATTAATATCAGTTGTTATCATGTCATTTAAGTATACCATCATTCTTATACCCCCTAACAACCAAAAATTTTTTTCTGACAATCAAGACACAGACCAGAAACAATCTGTTCTCTTTCATCGGCAGATAAATTTGGAAAAGCAACCTGAGCTAACGCACCATTTACATAGGCATTGTATTCAGATTCTTCAACAGTTACAGAATGAATGGAACCACACCAGGGGCAAGTAATTAATAATTCAATCATCATTTTTATCTCTCCTTTTCTTTTTTATAATTTAATTATATTATAATATTTAAGATTTGTCAATAGTTATTTAGAAAAAAATCAAATAAGCAATTCCCACAATAATGAGATTAGGAATGATACCAAGAAAGATTGTTGGTAATACATAAGGAAATTCTTCATATCCTTCATCATAAATTGTAAAAGCCTTTTTAAAAACATAAAGAACACTAATTACTAAAAAAATTATTAACTTTGTCATTTTTATTTCTCCTTTTCTTTTTTAGAATTTTTTAATGCTTCTTCCGGAGTGCAATTAGAATGATGATACCAAGACCAATAGCAATCCCAATCAATAGGTTTACTTTTATTATCCATCATTACATGGATAAAATTTGAATGTCTAGCATATTTATTATATTCGTTTTTCCAATTTCTAGCAAAACTATCTGTCATTTTTATCTCCTTTCCTTTTGTTAATATAATATTATCACACTTTTAATCAGAAATCAATAGTCAAAATACCTAAAATTGCGGGAAAATATTTGTTAAAAATAACGAATAAAAATCGCTTGACAAATTGTGCAGGATATGATATAATGGAAAAACCGGCTCATGCGCGCATGAGCCGGCCGACAAAATAAAAAAGAGAGATTTAATCTCTCTTTTTGGGGCGATGTTTAATAAGTTTCAATGTGTACTGATTTTCACCAAAGGTGAAAGAGATTTCGGTTTCTGTCTTTACCGAAAGGATGGAGGCTCCTAACCCCTCAAGTAAAGTTTTGCAACAAGCCAACAAATGACCTTTTGTTTCGTCAACCTTCCTTTCTTTTTTTGTCTGTTTGCGTGGCTTGTCTGATTTTTCGTATCTCTTAATTCCGTTGGCTTTGATTTCCATCTCCGCCATTTCTTCGGCTTCTTCCCTTGTAACGGGTTCGCCGTCCTGTTCGCACTCACGCATGATGCGTTCGACTAACTGTTCTTTTGTCATTTTATTACCCCCTTTCTGATTATAATATATCATATTCTTAAAAGAATGTCAAGGGTTTTTTGAAAAAAGATTATCCCCTATCAGGGAATAATCTTTTCTCCATTTTTTTATGTTGTCTTAAGCAATGAGCCATAATTTTTGTTTCAATTAAAACATCTTCAAGCCCTGTATGGCTTTCAATAAAATCTTTGTTGTTGCTTAAGTATCTGTATAAGATTTCAGCCGTTAATCTTGGTCTAGGTGTTTTGTGTTTTGTCATATATCCGTTTCTTTCACAGAAAGAAATATAGGTTTTTTGTTTTCCGATGGTCTGACGAGCCATTTTTAATGTATCCCAAATTTCTATATCCCATGGGAAAAACCATCTAAATTTTGAACAAGTCAAATATCTAAAAGTATTATTTAATGCTCTGTTGTCAAATCCTGCGTTGTGGGCGAATACTGTATTGATTCTGTATTCTTTCATATCTTCTAACAAAGTTTTTCTAATCTTCCAAAAACTTGAGATAATTCTTGACCCATTTTTAATATCTTCCCAATAGGTAGGGATTTTTTCAGCATAGTAGGCAGATTTCATAATATCTGACATTCCACAAAAAGTTTCAGCAACCACGAAAGAACGTGTTTTATAGATGTTTCCTTTTTTGTCACATACCACCCAACCAATATCATACACAAGCGATTGAGTTAAATCAACTCCTTTCTCTGTTTCAAAACTGTTACAAGTTTCAGTATCCAAGCCAATAAGATATTTTTTTCTTCTGTCCATTTTTTTTGTTCCTTCCTTTCTTTTGATAAATCAATTATATCAAATAGTAGAGGGGATTGCAATAGGCAGATTGCACAAAATTTTGGACGAAATTTTGTGCATTTTTGCGGCTGATCAAATTGACGAATTTTGGGATATTTTTGCGGTGATGTTTGTACAAATTTTCCACTTGACAAATTGCTGGGGGTGTGGTATAATGGTTTTTCGCGCCTTCCCGGTGGTCGGCGCGCCGACAAAAAATGAGAGGATTATTCATCCTCTCTAATCATTTCAAAGATAATTTCTGTGTAACAATCTTCATCAATAATTTTTTTAGTAAATCCTTCAAGTTCAAAAGTTGTAATTAAATAATTACGAATTTTTCCACCCCAAATATAAGCATTATTTCGCCAAAATCTGCGGTCTTTTAATTTTAAAAATTTTTTGGCTGAGCCTATTGCCCACCCTTGGCCATTATCAAAGAAATAAAAGGTTTTATCTTCTTCGTTCCAATCTGACCGCCTAGGGATGTAATAACTAAGGATTTTATCGGCTCTTTTTTCATCCCACTGGGTACGAGAATTAAGGTAATCAATAATTTTATAATAACCTAATGTGATAATCCAAATGGGGAATAAAACAATTCTAAAAACTATGTAATTATATTTTTCCCACCAGTTTTTAAGGGGAGTCAGTTTAGAAGGCTGATTATTTTTTTTGATTGCTTTTAACGTTTCTTTATTCATTTTTTAACTCTCCTTTCAATACTTTTTCATACCACACTCTTTTAATTTTAACATTAGATAACAATTCTTCAGGACAATCACAAATATATTCTTCTACATCTTCTTTTAAAGATTCCTCTGTATCATTTTCAAAATCTTCCCAACCAATTGCCCCACAGGTTAAATCAAATTCAATTACTAATTCAATGTGTCTAATCATTTTTGATTCTCCTTTCTTAATTTTAATTTTGCTCCATCTTACCAGCCTAGGGGTTTCAGAGCATCCCCGTATGTTGCCACCACATTTATATCCCGCGAAGTAAGACTTCGGCTCGCGGCGGTAGGACTTTATCAGAGAGACTTACTGCGACGACTATGTGTCTTGGGTTCTTCCCTTGCTCTCTTCCCTTACCTTATGTATTTATTATATCATATCTAGGAGGACTTGTCAAGGGGTTTTTTAAATTTCTTTTGAAATTTTTTGACCCTTGTCTCTCGGAAATTTCCACGTGGTACCTTACGGGTTCCTACCTCGTCTCTCCCCTTGACAATTATATATTATCACACCTTAATAAAAAAATCAATATACAAAATGCACAAAATAATAGGAAAATCTTTGTATAAAATGCCAAATAAAAAAGACTTGACAAAATCTGCGGCGTATGGTATAATGGTAAATCCGGCCCAGGTGAGCGTGGGCCGGCCGCCAACTTTTTAATATGAAAAAAGAGAGGTTTTAACCTCTCTTGATTCCGAATTTTTCCATGATTTTGTGTGCGTGTTTCTTTCTAGTAGCTGCCAGTTTTTCATCTTCGGTTTCGTCCTTTACTAAAAAGGTGCTAATAAGATGATTTTCTTTTTTGGTGGCTTCTGCGTAACTTGTAGTTGTAAATTCGTAACCCTCATTATTCCTTACTTTGTACATTAATGTTCTCATGTGTTTTCTCCTTCCTTATCTCTTTTGTAATTTAATTATATCAGATTTTAAAAGATTTGTCAAGGGGATTTTTTCAAATCCCCTTTAAAATTTCAATAATTGAATCTACATCAAAGGCTTTTCCTGTCCATTCTTCTCTGTTTTTAAATTCATCATCAAAAAGAATGTCATTTTTTGTTCTTGCAAAGTTCTGTTTAGGAGTGCCATATTTAACAATGTTGATTTCATCAAACGCAACACTTGCAAGGTGTTTGGCAAGCCATTTCTTTTTTGCTTCTGTTACGGCTTCATCATAAGTTTCGTTAGAGTTTTTTGCTAACCAACTGATAATTCCGATTCTATAACCCTGTTTCTGTAACCTGTTAAGGATTCTAGCAAGAGAGTTAAGTCTTACTAAAGGTTTTGCAACCTCATATGGCAAAGCATCTAAATTGATTAAGTAATTTAGCCAATTTTCAACTCCATAAAGGTCAGCGATTGTACCATCCATATCAAAGTAAATTGTTGTTTCAACTGTCATTCTTGTTATCTCCTTTCCTTTTCTATAATAATATTATCATATTTTTTTTATGTTGTCAAATGTTTTTTCAATTATTTTTGCACAATTTTGGGAAGTTCTAGAGCAGAATCTTTGTATAGATTGCCTATTGACAAAATGCGGGCGAGGTGGTATAATTGAAAAGCGCGCCGGCTCGTTGGCTGGCGGCGCGCCAAACCAACTTCGGACATAAAAAAAGACCCTATAGGGTCTTTTTGTGAGCGACTGCCAAGTCCAAACCTCTTTCAGGATTCCTCATCCCTACTCATCGCTCTGAGGGCTTTGTCCCTACTTATTTCATCCCCTACTATGTTTCAAGGATGCCCCACACTGGGTTACACGGCTGAAGGTGTTCCTCTTGGATTAATGGCTCATTCTTTAAGGGTCTTACACTTCAACTTGTGAAGACTTACTGCCCACCAACCTTACTGCTTGGAGAGGGTTAAGACGCCGTGGGTTTCATTTGGTTTTCCTTCCTTTGTTGTGATTTAATTATATCATGGGGGACTCTTTTTGTCAACCCCTTGTTTCAATTTTTTTTGAGGGGGAGCGGAAACTTAACTCCATCCTCGTTGCCTGTATTGCGACGCGCCCCAAGGTTTCCAGGCTCCGGCGCGAGGTATCAGCGACCTTATTCGGCATTTCCGCCTAATTCGGAGGGTCTCTCATGGCTTATCTATCTCCTTTCTTACTATGCTCTTATTATAGCATAGTCGCCTTTATTTGTCAACAGGTTTTTTGAAACTTTTGAAGATTATTCTTCAAAAGTTTCATCCCCGAAGAACTCAACGAGTTCGTTGAATTCTTCGACAGAAGAGCAATCAATGGCAACCCCATTGATCTCGCAACTCTTCTCACCATAGGCATCAAAGAAGATTGCGTTTTCAGTTTCAGCGAGTACCTCGAAGTTAGCCTTGATAAATTCTTTATGTGTCATTCTGTTGTCCCCCTTTGTTTTATGTCTTAATTATACACTATGAAAGTAGATTTGTCAACTGAAAAGTTGCACAAATTTCGGGATCTGGTCACTAAAAAAATTTGTGCAAATTTCCTATTGACAAATATCAGCCAGCGTGGTATAATGGAAAACGCGCCAGACCGATGGCTGGCGCGGCGACAACAAAAAAAGAGTCCCTATAGGGACTCTTTAGGTCAATCCTCTGACTTGAAGAAAACTGCCTTGATGAGGACTAACACAAGGTAGATTCCGATGGCAAGTTTCCATGTGAACTTGAAGCCGAAAGCCCAACAGATTCCATAGAGGAGTCCACTTGTGATTCCGAATCCGATTGCTACAGATACAATGATTGCGAGTACGAGAATGAGTGTAGTTTTAGTTGTTTTTGTCATGGTTTTTATTCCCCTTTCTTATCTCTTTTGTAATTTAATTATATCATAGGGGTTGAAGTTTGTCAACCCCCTATTTTAAAATTTATTTATAACAAATGTAAAGCATTGGAATCGGACATTCTTCAGTTTCTAATGTTGCATAATTATGATAATGAGTCTGAAAACTAATTGTCATAACTTTTTCACTTTCGTTAAGCCAATCGCCAAAACAGTTGTAAAAACTTTCTTTTGTGTATGTTGTATATTTTCCTTTCATACCACTCCACATTTCTACTTTAATATTAAGTTTCTCATACTGTGTAAAATAAAAATCTACTAAAGTTTTAACTGTCATTTTTTTATTCTCCCTTCCTTATTTCTGACTTAATTATATCAAAATAATTATTATCTGTCAAGCAAAATTATACACAAAATAATAAAAAATTTTTGTATAAATTGTAGAAAATATTTTCTCCATAACGCACAATTTCGGGATCTGATTCATTAGAAAATTTGTGCAAATTTTCTCTTGACAAAACCCGATCCATGTGATATAATGTTTCGCCGGCTGAGTTGAGCGCAGCCGGCCCGCCAAATAAAAAAAGAGCCTTTCGGCTCTTAATCTTCGTGGAGTTCCTCAGGGTCAACCCCTGCCATCTCCATCAGTTCCTCGATTGTTGCTCCCCATGCGATTGCTTCTTCGATTGAGTAAGTTCTTTCTGTCATTGTTTTGTTCTCCTTTCCTTTATCTGTCTTTATTATACCATACTCTGCCGGATTTGTCAATAGGTTTTTAATAAAAAAGTTGCACAAAAGATCCGGTCTATTTTTATGTATTCTGCCGGTGGCCGGCCGTGAGTCGACAGGGTCGACTCTTTAAAAGTTATGTTGGGACTTGAACCCAATCCTCTCAGTCTTTTCAACCAAGTATGCACCCTCTTACACCTCATAACTTTTGAGATTTTCACAGTCTTTTTCACATCTCAACTGGTGGCTATTTATCAAAAGATAGGGATTTACCTGTACCTAGGATTGTAAATATACTCTTTCGACTTTACTTTGGAGGTGCCTACGTTTCCCCCTGCGAAGTAACCAAAGGAATCGAACCTTTGAGAGATTACTTATTTTCATCTCTGATAACCTTTCCTTACCTTGTGATTTTATTATATCAAACTTTTTTTAATTTGTCAACCTTTTTTTTTATTTTTTTTGTTGAGATAAGGGATTATTCTTCCCTTATCTCAATCCATGCTTTCCGGAAGTGGCATCTCATCCAGGAACAATGGTCCTCTGCCTCTACTCTATCAGTGGTTCTCATTCTTAAAACTCTGTCGCCTCTATCCATTTCGTATACTAAGTAAGTTTTCATTTTTTTGTTCTCCTTTCCTTATTTCTGACTTAATTATAGCACTTTTTGTATCCCTAGTCAATCATCAAGTTGCACAAAGTTTTTATAAGATTTTGTGCAAACTGGAGAAAATATTTTCTCTGTTTTGCACAATTTCGGGATCAGATTTTTTCCAAAGTTTGTGCAATTTTCCTATTGACTTTTTTGCGAGAGTATGATATAATAGTTTTCCGCGGCAGGTCGATGGCTGCCGCGCCGACGAAAAAAATAGAGCCTGTCGGCTCTGTTTTTTTTACTACTTCGTTAGAAGAATCTAACGAAGTAGTGTCCTGTCCTCTTTGACAGGTGAAGGGAGAATCTTGAATCTCCTACTAAAGAGTCAAGAGTCCATCCGAGTGACTCGTTTAAGTCTTGATACTCTTTAGATGCTGTATTTAATTTTGCCATCTCATCAGCGATCTGATTTGCTACCTTGATTGTTGCGAAAACTTCTTTCTTTGTCATTTGTTTGTCCTCCTTTGTTTTATCTGTCTTTATTATAAACTATTTTTAAATGCTTGTCAATAGGTTTTTTGAAATTTTTTTAAAAAAAATAAAGGAAGATTTTTTCTTCCTTTATCTAAGCGTAATTAAAATTCATTTTCTGATGTTCTCTTGCTAACTTAAGTAATTCAGAAGGAATAACTTCATTTTCTTTGTAGTATCTTCTAATCTGTCCTGGTCTTGCGATTAATTGAGTAACCATTTTTTTTGTTCTTTTATTAAAGATTGTGATGATTCCTGTATCACTGATTCTATGAATCTCTGGACCATTTTTATGATGTCTATCAACTTCCACTTCTTTGATAGTGTTTCCTAATCCGATTCTTTTTACTAATTCAGCTCTTTCTTTTCTATCTCTTGTCCAATGATTGCTTGTCATTTTTGTGTCCCCCTTCCTTATTTCTAATTAGATTATAACGCTAATCAAATTATTTGTCAATAGATTTTTTGAAATTTTTTCAAAAAAAATAAGCCTTTCGGCTTATTTATTTCTGAAGTATTTTACCATTGCTACTGGAATTGAGAAGTCAAGAGCGATGTCGTAATCATCTTCTTCTTTAAGCATTTTATTAAAGGTATCTTCCATGTTGTTTTCTGCTAACCACTCTGTAAACTCTTTTACTGTGATTTTATACTCTGGATCGTAGTTGATTTCTTTCATGTACTGAATTTTGTTTGTTGTCATTTGTTTGTCCTCCTTTGTTTTATCTGTCTTTATTATAAACGATTTTCTTAAAATAGTCAATCGGCAGATTGTACAAAAGTAATTGTGCAATCTGCCGATTCTCTCTCAGGCTTCAATCAATCCCCTGTAGACATCTGCCACCATTCTTTCATTAAAGTTTTTATCATACATAATAGTTGCAAAATCAATTACTGCTGAATGTTCAAATCCAAACTTTCTAATAAGATTATCTAACATTTGCTCTTTATCAATAATTACTTTCTTCATTTGTTTATCCTCTCTTTCTTTGTGCGTTGCTTCTGTTGTTACCTTGATTATATCATGTATCTCTGTATTCTGTCAAATGATTTATTATTATTAATTTATTAAATTATTATTAATAATTTAATAAGTTCTAGTGTTGATGATTGTATCATCATACTCTTCCGGTGTTCCTTGTGTGTCCATTACTATAATAACACTTTCTCCAACTTTAAAACCATCTCCAAAGAATTGCCATTCTTCTCCTCTTCCATCAATAACTGTTACACATTCATTATCATCAATGTTTACAACTACTCCTCTTTTCTCCTCATGTCTATCAATGTAGTTAAGTACATTGAATAAAACAATCATCATAATCATTGTTATCATTACTCTTATTATTACACTGGCTCTCTCTCTGCGTGTCATGGTATACCCTTCCTTTCTCTGTTATGTCTTTAACAATTATTATTTTATATTATTATTATAACAAATTATTTTATTATTATCAATAGTTCTTTATTGTTATACAATGATACATTCTTGTCATCCTGTCCTTTGTGATGTGTGTACGAATATTGTTAAACATTTAACAATGTTCGTATTGCAGCGGTTGTTCAGATACCCTGTATCATTCTGCCTTGTTAAATATTTAACAATCTTACTACTGTAGTCTCTCTGTCGTGGTACTCTAGCTACACCCCCCTCCCCCCTCCGCACCCCCATGCCTGTATACTATTAGTATATTATACTTATTGTATTGTTTATTGTTATGTTTATTATATTATTATGTTGTCCTTGCGAGTCGTTTGGCTTGACTCGTTGGCTCTGATGATGTGTTTATACCTTGACATAGTAGCTTTCTTTTCTCTCATGGCAGTGGCTGGAGTGTCCATCTCCGCATTAACACTTACCCGTAGAGGTTGCTAATTGTTAAATATTTAACAAATACCAAAAAGTAAAAATAAAATTTTTAATTGTTAAATATTTAACAATCTTGCTACTGTAGTTGCTTGTGGTATTGATGAGTTAGTTAAGGCTAACTCAGGCAGCGGCTGACTCTGACTCATTCATAATAAACGACTTTTTATTTTGCGTTCATTATGAGTAGTACCCTCTGAGGATTGTTAAACTTTTAACAATCCTCGCCCTGTAGTTTCCTTAATCGTTGAATTAGGAAAAAGCTAGTGTTAAGTTTTTAACAATCTTCCGCTGAGAAAAAGTGCGAACGTGTGTTCTGTTGGAGTGCCGGCTCCAGAAGGTTGTTGGCGGCCCGAGCAATTGACAAGATTGTTTAAATCTATTAAAATATTTTTTATTTATTATAGATAAGTTTTAGGAGAGTATTAAATAAAATTAATTATTTAGGGGTAGACGATTCATACCATGGCTTGAATAATTCTGAGTTGAAAAGTATCTTCTTGAAATAATTATTTATTATATGGGGGGTATGTTTTGGGAAAAATATTTTTTGATTTTATGAAACGATCTTGCTCTCCACCACTCCCCCTCCAAGAATTCTTTTAAAACAAAAAAGCGATTATTTCCAAAAGTTTTTTTAAAACAGAAAAACGTTCTCCTCCAAAAGTTTTTTTAAAACAGAAAAACGAATATTTAATTTTAATTAATTTTCCTTTTCTTTCCATCCCTGTCTCCTTGACATCTAAAAAATTTTTTCGTATAATGAAATAAAATTTATAAATAAGGAGGACAAAATTAATATATGTTACCAGAAGATCAAAATTCCCCAGTTTCAAATTCAAATCAATAGGAAGAAAATTCATCTTCCGCAATTAAACTGGATTACACAATTACCGATCCTCAATAGCGTAATAAACTAGTTCATACTATAATTAATCAAACCCCCCCTCATAAATTAACTCCTTATTATTTAGAATAGTTAACGAAATATCTAACCATTAATACCTAGGCTAAAAAAGAAAAAATTATTCTTACAGACAATAGAATGGTTACCGTAAATAGGCGGTAGTTATCTTTCTAGGGATTAACAGAAAAATTAGAAAATGGTGAAGATGGTATTTATAACTTCATGACTGGCGGCGATAAGAATATCTTATTTATCCCCAAAATAGAAATAACAGAAGACGATATAGCTACAATACCAGGACTTAAAGAACTTAGAGAAGAAATTAAAAAAATAGAAAAACAACAAAAGGCTGCACGCGGTAAACGAAAATACCTCTTAACAAAACAACTAATTGAGATGCGGCAGGACCAGTACGTTCTTAAAAACGCCTATAAACCACCCATCTCCGCAATCCGCCTCACTAAAAATGTAAATCAAATAGACCTTAGTGAGAAAATTACAGTAGACCCAGAAACAGGTGAACCCATTAGCACAGGATTAATATCTTTCTTCAATCCGCATCATGTTTGTTGTCTATTGTGTAACTATTCAAAAATAAAAGAATAGTCATGGGGACATTTTGATAACGATTTATATTACCTAATGCAGGACTTTGACAAACTTACAAAAAAAGCTTTACAAGAACAATATCCCATACTTTATGATATAATGATATATAAAATAGATGGAGATTCTAATAAAGATATTGCGGAAAAGATTAAAAAAGACTATAACACAACCTACTCTATTGAATACATCTCCGCACTATGGCGGAAAAAAATTCCTAAAATCATTGCGGATTGTGCTAAGTAGGATTGGATAATCTGGCATTATACTATTGAATAGCCAGGTAAATGGAAAAAATGTTCTCGTTGCCATGAAGTAAAATTGGCACACCCTTATTTTTTTACTAAAAATAAAACTTCTAAAGATGGTTTTTATAGTTTATGTAAAAAATGTAGAAATAAAAAGAAAGTACCAATATTAAAAGTAAAAGGAGGCGGCGATTGATTTAATGTCTTAGGCAGTGAAAATTAATAAAGGTCAAGAGCCAGACCTTAATGGAAAATGTATTTGTTAGAAATGCGGCAAAAAAACTGGTTCAATTAATTTTTATACATATAAAGATGGTAGAAAATGTGAAAAATGTAAATCATGTTTAACCATGCACGTTGATAATTTCAATCCAGAAACATTCATCTGGATATTAGAAAAATTTGATGTTCCTTATATTCCAGAATAGTGGAATGCGTTGCGGGATCGCGCATTTGCAAAAAATCCATATAAAATGAATGGTTTGTCTGTAATTGGTAAATACCTTGCGAAGATGCGGTTGAACCAGTGGAAAGATTATGGGTATGCAGATACTGAGCGATTAATGGCTGAACATGAAGAGGAAATGGCCAGAAGAGAATAGTTAAAGAAAGAATAGAGAGAAAAATATGAAGCTGAATTAAAAGTTAAATTAAGTTAGAATAAAATTTCACAAGCATAGTATGATACTCTTATTAGTACAGAAACTCGCAATAAAGAGATTGCGGCTGCAGCTTCTTGGGGTAATGCTATTACTGGAACAAATGCGGCAACAGCCGGTGGCAAGCCGCCATCAACCTATGAATAGGCACTTCAATATTCTAAAAACCCTTTTCAATAGCAAGGATTTATTTCCTAGGATTAGTTAGTAGACCCAGGTGCTGATTTAACAAAAGAAGATAAAATTTATTTAGCTTTGAAATGGGGTAGGCTTTATAGACCTTCTCAATGGGTTACTCTTGAACAATTATATAATTAGTTTATGAACTCTTTTGATATTCAAGGTGCGGCTAGAATAGATACTTTAAAAATGATTTGCAAAACTTCTCTCAAGATGAATTAGGCTATTGATTGCGGAGATATAGATTCTTATCAGAAATTATCTAGAGTTTATGATGCTATGATGAAATCCGCAAAATTTACAGAAGCACAAAATAAAGGTAAAGATAGTGATGCTATTGATTCTGCTTCTGCTATTGTTGATTTTGTTGAAGCTCATAGTGGATAGATTCCTAGATATGAATGTAATTAGTCACAAGATATAGTTGATAAAATTATTCTTGATTTAAAAGAATATAATAGAAGTCTTATTTATGAAGATAAATCATTAGCTCAAGAAATATAGAAATATTTACAATAGAAACGTATTTCAGAATAGATGAAAAAGGATAGATAGGAAGCAAGAGAAAAAGGATTAGATGATATAGAATTAAAAGATGAAGATTATGTTGCACATAAAGAAGCCATATAGGCGATGCGGCAGCATGATACAGAACTTGATGAAGAAGTTATAGAAAAAGAATATTAGAATAGGAGGGTTAATCCTTCATGAATTTAAAATAGTTATTACAATTATCTTCCAATAGAGAATATCAAAAACAAGGTATTTCTGAGGAGCGGTTGATGGCTAACATGGCTTCATTAAGAAAATTAATATCTTTTTTCCGATAGTACCCAGATATATTTGTAGATTTTATTAAAGGTAAAGATAGCACTTTTTAGTTTTTATTTTATCAAAGAATTTTCTTACGAATAGTGATGCGGCATAGGTATGTATATGCTACATTTCCGCGTGCTTATTCTAAATCTTTTCTTTCTATGATGGCGTTAATGATTAGATGTATTTTATATCCTAATTCACACTTGTTTGTAACAACAGGTGGAAAAGAGCAAGCTGCATCTATTACGATTGCCAAAATTTAGTAGATTTGTAAATTAATTCCAGGCCTCAACAATGAAATAAATTGGTAGCGGGGTGTATCCACTAAATCAAAAGATAATGTTAAATATGTATTTAAAAATGGTTCTACTATTGATATTCTTGCGGCAAGACAATCTTCTAGAGGTCAAAGACGTACGGGGGGTCTAATGTAGGAATGTGTACTTATTGATGGTGATATACTTAACGAAGTTATTATACCTACAACAAACGTAGACCGTAGACTTTCAGATGGCAGCCGCCACAAAGAATAGAATGTTAATAAATCTCAAATTTATATTACAACCGCAGGTTGGAAAAATAGTTTTGCTTATCAAAAACTTATTGAAATTTTAATTAATTCTATTTTAGACCCAAAAGAATATATGATAATGGGTGGAACTTATGAAACTCCCGTTATTTCTGGTCTATTGGATGATAATTTTGTTGAACAATTAAGGCTTCAAGGAACATTTAACGATGAATCATTTAATAGATAGTATAGAAGTATTTGGTCTGGTGATGTAGAAAATGCATTTTTCTCATCAGAAAAATTTGATAAATATCGTGTACTATTGCAACCAGAATATGAATATAGCGGCAGGTCTTCTAAAAGTGCTTATTATGTATTTGGCATTGACGTTGGTAGAGTTGGATGTACTACTGAAATTTGTGTATTTAAAGTAACTCCGCAAGTTCAAGGAGCTGCTCATAAAACATTAGTAAATATATATACATTTGATGCTTAGCATTTTGAAACCCAAAGTATATATATTAAAAAACTATATTATAAATATAGACCTAAACGCATTGCTATTGATGCTAATGGTTTAGGTGTAGGTTTAGTTGATTATCTTATAAAATCTCAATAGACTGATGAAGGAGAATATTTACCGCCTTTTGGAGTATTTAATACAGATGAATATCCAGAATATAAAAAATTTATTACATCAGAAACTCAAAAAGATTTATTATATTTGATAAAAGCTAATGCTCCAATTAATACTTAGGCTTATAGTTATGCTCAGACTCAAATGTATAGCGGAAAGATTAGATTTTTAATTGATGAAAGTTTAGCTAAAACTAAATTAATGTCTACTAAACATGGTCAAAATATGAATGTTGAAGAAAGAAATAATTATTTAAGACCTTTTATATTAACTTCAATTCTTAAATAGCAAATGTTGAATTTGGTTTAGGAAAATGAAGGAGTTAATATTATTTTGAAGCAAAGTAATAGAAGAATAAAAAAGGATAAATTTTCTGCTTTTGTTTATGGTTTATATTATATAAGATATTAGGAATAGTTAAGTAAAAAAAGAAGGTCAAGAAATATTTCAGACTTTTTATTTTTCACTCAAAATTAAAGGTCAGTTTTTATTAATATAAAAGTGTTATTTTTAATATACTAAGAAAGGAGTATTTTATAATGCGAGCATCAAGAGGAGAAATAAAAATCTATGATATTTTAAAAAATTCTGATTTAGATTTCGCAGAAGAATATTCTTTCTCAGATTTAGTAAGTAATACAGGTCGTCCATTAAGATTTGATTTTGCTGTATTTGATGATTAGCGTAATATAGATTTTTTAATAGAATTTCAAGGAATTCAACATTATGAAGCTAAAGATAAATTTGGCGGTTATAATGGATTAAGAAAGCAACAATATAATGATATGAAGAAAAGATAGTATTGTAAAAAACATGATATTACTTTAGTTATTATTCCCTATTGGGATGAGGGTCGAGTGACATATGATTATATAATGCGGGCGGCTGGGTATTAAAGGAAGAGGAGGTATTAAAAGTTGATTAATCGAATGGCTTCGATAAAAAAGAAAGGCTTTTAGATGAGAACTGAAGAAGAGTTAATTCAGCAAGAAGCTTTTAATTAGTATGTGCCGACTGATTTTTCAAAAATACGAGTTGGAGTAAAAACTCTTTCTGATGCCACTATAAGACTAGGAGATCTTAGAAAACTTAATCCCACTTTAGCAAGTAAAGAATAGGTATTACGAGCTATTCATTATGGTAATCTTGATAGAATGAGATAGATTTCTAATTACTTTTATAAAATCAGTGGTATTTATCAAAGATTATGTCGATATATGGCATATATGTATAGATATGACTGGTTAGTCACTCCTTACTATAATGATTCTATGAAACCTGAAAAGATTCTTGATAGTTTTAATAAGGTTTTAACATATTTAGATAAATTTGAAGCTAAAAAATTTTTTGGAGAAGTTGCTTTAAAGGTTATAAGAAATGGTTGTTATTATGGTTATTTAATTGCTAAAAATGATACAGTTGTAGTTCAAGAGCTGCCGCCTAAATATTGTAGGTCACGATTTGTTGTAAATGGTCAGCCCGCAGTTGAATTTAATATGAGATATTTTGATGTTGCTTTTGGTGATGTGGAAAGAGCAAGAATATTAAAGTTATTTCCAAAAGAATTTGAAAAAGGTTATAAATTATATAAACAGGGTAAATTAAAACCAGATTTTTTAGGAGATGATTCTGGTTGGTATTTACTTTCTCTTGGCTCTGTAATAAAATTTAATTTAAATGGAGAAGATTTTCCTCCATTTATTGCGGTGATTCCCGCAATATTAGATTTAGATGCTGCACAGGATTTAGATAGAAGAAAAATGCAACAGCAATTATTAAAGATTATTATTCAGAAGATGCCTATTGATAAAAATGGGGATTTAGTATTTGATGTTGATGAAGCTCAACAATTACATAATAATGCGGTAAGAATGTTATCTAAGGCTATTGGTATTGATGTATTAACTACTTTTGCTGATGTAGAAGTTGCGGATATGGCTGATACTAGAACTTCAACAACAACAGATGAATTAGAAAAAGTTGAAAGAACTGTTTATAATGAAGCTGGTATTTCACAAATGCAATTTAATACTGATGGTAATATTGCTCTTGAAAAATCTATTTTAAATGATGAAGCTTCAATGTGGAATTTAATTCAACAATTTGAAAGTTTCTTAAATCTTTTATTAACACCTTATAATAAAAGTCCTAAAAAACTTTCTTACAGAGCACAAATTCTGCCAACAACTATTTATAATTATAAAGATTTAGCTAAGCAGTATAAAGAACATACTCAATTAGGATATTCTAAAATGTTACCTCAAATTGCTTTAGGTCAAGCACAAAGTGCAATATTAGCTACTGCATACTTTGAAAATGATGTTCTTGATTTAGTTAATGTATTTATTCCACCGCTGATGTCTAGTACAATGAATGCGGATGTACTTAATCGTAAACAAAATCAAGGAGGAAATGGTTCTAATAATTCAAATGGACAAGAGGGCGCAGGGAGACCAGAAAAAAGTGATGATGAAAAAGCAACGAAGACTATTCAAAATAAAGAAAGTATGAATTAAAATTTTTTGGACAACCTTTATTAAAAAGAATATTCAAATTTTTATAATAAATATGAGGATGATTGAAAGGAGAGTTTTTATATGCATCAATCAGTTGCGACTATTGATTCTCCACAATTTTTAAATCTTCAACCTCTTGATATAAATCCTTTAATGTCAAAATGTGAGATTAAGGTTTTATATGTAGGTGCTAATCGCAATATGACTTTTATTACTGAAGAAGTTGCGACTGAAATTGGAAAAACTCTTCGTGGAGCACCTATTGTTGGATATTATAGAGAGAATAAAGAAGATTTTACTGATCATGGAGAAAAAGTTATTATAGATGATGAAGGAATAAAGTTCTAGTGTCAAACAGTTCCCTATGGTTTTGTTGCACCTGATGCTAAAGTTTGGTTTCAGAATTTTGAAGATTTTGATGCGATGGGTAATAAAGTAGTTCATAAGTATCTTATGACCACTGGTTATCTTTGGACCGAACAATTCCCAGAATCCAGCTTACCTGTGGAAGAGGGACGTCCGCAATCAATGGAATTTCAAAAAGAATCTGTACAAGGTCAATGGGAATATAATTATGACAAAGAAATGGATTTCTTTATTATAAATGATGCAATTATTCAAAAAATTTGCATATTAGGAGACGATGTTGAGCCTTGCTTCGAAGGCGCTTCTGTAACGGCTCCAGATGTAAGTACAAAATTTACATTAGACGACAATTTTAGGCACACACTTTATAGTATGATGCAAGATTTAAAGAGTGCCTTAAACGGAGGAGGACAACAGATGGAAAATATTAAAGACACTGTAGTTGAAGAAGTTCAGACTCCTGAAGTAGAAACAGAATATACTCAAGAGGAAGAAAAAGTAACTACAGAGGTTGATAATACTCTAGAAGATACTTCTGCTCCTGCTGATTATGTAAAAAAAGAAGAAGAAGATGAGAAAGAATAGAAAGCTGATTCAGAAGATAAAGAAGAAGCTGATGATTCTGAAGAAGATACTGGTTCAGAAGATAAAGAAGAAGATGATGATAAAGATAAAAAAGCTGCAAAAAAATATGAACTTCTTAAAGCTGAACTTCAAGAATTGAAAGATTCTTATTCTGCACTTCAAAATCAGTATGAAGAATTAGTTAAATTTAAAACAGAAATTGATAATCAGAACAAGGATGCTCTTATTGCTGAATTCTATATGTTATCTGATGAAGATAAAGCAGATGTGATTAGTAATAAAGAGAAGTATACTTTAGATGAAATCAAATCAAAATTATCTGTAATTTGCTTTGATAAGAAAATTAGTTTTAATACTACAGAAGAAAAGAAAGAAGATATTGTAAGTTATACAATCAATACTTCTGAAGAAGATGACAGCCTACCAGAATGGGTGAAAGCTGTTAAAGAACAAGAAAAATTTGGTTAATTTTTTAAATTAATTACTTAGGAGGATGCTGAAAATGGCAGATATTAAAAGAAAAGGCTATGGACAGGTAGAGCCTAACCACCTTTCTGGTATTGTAACTGGTCAAATTTACGCTCAGTTACCTGCAGTAATTATTACAACTACTGGTTCTGGTGATAATGCAGTTACAACTGAAACACCTATTGCACAACTAGAGCAAGGTCAGTTTGCTAAATATGATTATGCGGCAGGAGTTGTGGATTTTTAGGGTGAAGGCGAATTCATGCTTGTTTATAACGAAGAAAAACTTTATGATGAAAGAAAACAACGTCATAAAGATTTTGTATATAAAGCCGCAGACTTTACAGATGGAAAAATGTTCCCACGTCTTATTAGAACTTATGTTGGTGATATTATGACAACTAATATGATTGGTGCAGCAAATACTACATCTGAAGAAGCGGAAGTAACTATTGGAACAGATGCTACACTGGTTAAAGGTGCTTATCTTGCCCCAGCTGCAGCAACAGGTATTTTAACTTATGCTTCAACAAAACCAAATAGTGGTATGGTGTGGAAGATTGTTAAAGTTTATACTATGCCTGATGGTCAACCTGGATTTAAAATTCAGAGAGTTCAGTAATTAAGGAGGAAAAAGTAATGGCATTAACAAGAGATCAGCTTATTGAATTAGCTAGAGCCAATGCTAAGGCTTCTTTAAATCCTTCTATTGCTTACTCCTTTGAAGGGGAGAAGTTGTCAGCAGACGCTCTGAATAAAACATTTATTAAGGAGTTAAATGAACTTGGTTCTACTCCTCAAGATTTTAGAGAAAATAAAAATCTTATTTATACATTAATGGAAATTGGTTTAACAGAAGTTCTTCCACAGAAAGTTCTTCAGGCTTATGGTCAATTCGCAGATGTTCGTACATTTGCTCAAGGTGTTAAACCTGTATATAAAATTAAAATTAGTGAGGCTTCTAAGAAACGTGCAAAACAATTCGTAACAAGAGTTGGTTTGGCTGGTAGATATGAAGTATTCAAGCTTGATGGATACTCACTTGAAGTTCCTACAGCTGCATACGGCGGAGCTTCCAGAGTAGAATGGGAAGAATTACTTGATGGTCGTATGACTATGAATGATTATTATAGTCTTGTACTTGAAGGTATGGATGAAGCTGTTTATCGTGAAATTGCAGAAGCTCTTGTAGCAACAGTTGCTAAAGTTCCTGCTAAGAACAGAACCGTTCAAACTTCTTTCCGTGAAAATGTAATGGATCAACTGCTTATGACTGCAGATGCTTATGGTAAATCTACAATTTATTGTACATTTGAATTTGCAGCTACAATGATTCCTGCAGATAGTACACACTGGTCTGATGGAATGAAAGAAACTATTTGGAATAATGGTTACTTTACAACTTATAAAGGTCATCAAGTAATTATTCTTCCGCAGTCTTTCACAGATGAAACAAATTCTGAGAAAGTTTTAGATCCTTCTTACGCTTGGATTATTCCTACAGGAGCTGAAAAACCTGTAAAAGTTGCTTTTGAAGGCGGAGCTCAGGTAAAATCTTTCGATAACCGCGATTGGTCTACTGAAATTCAGACCTATCAAAAATTAGGTGTAGCTACATATATGGTAAATCCTGGTATTTGCGTATATCAGAATACTTCTTTAACAAAAGTTATGCCTACTATTCAGGATAATATTACTGATTGATAGTGACTAATTATATAAACTAAATAGGGGAGGATATTTTATTCTCCCCTTTTTTCTTGTATATAGAGATAAGAGATAAAAGGAGATAAAAAAATGATTACTGATAAAAATACTATGATAAAAGTTATCAATAAATATAATGGAACAGTTGGTTATGAAGTTCCTGAGATGGGAGTTTATAGAAATTTTTACCCAGGTGAAGAAAAAGAAATTTCTTTTGAAGAATTAGAAAGATTATCTTATGTACCTGGCGGAGATATTATTCTTAAAGAATTTTTGGAAGTAAAAAATAAAGAAGCAATTAATCAAATTTTCCATTTTTCTCCAGAACCGGAATATCATTATAGTAGAGAAGATGTGAAAAAACTAATGCTTGAAGGAACATTAGATCAATTTTTAGATTGCTTAGATTTTGCTCCAGAAGTTATAAAAGAGAATATAAAAGAAATGGCTGTTAGCTTACCTTTAAATGATATGGCAAAAAGAGATGCTATTAGAGAAAAATTAGGTTTTGATGTAACAAGAGCTATTGAAATTGAAAATACGAAATTAGATGGACAAACTGAGAAAGATGCGGAGGCCGAAAAAGGAATGCATAGACGCGCTGCAAGACGTGCAGCTCCAATTTCTGAGAGCGATTCAACAAGGACTGCCGCACCAACGGGTAGACGTTATAAACCAACTGAAAAATAATTATAATATTTGGAGGTATTAAAATGAATTCAACCTCTTTTGCATTAGTATATGACGCATTTCTTTCTAAGATTACAGATGATATGTATATGGAATTAAGTGAGTTAGATACTTATAGAATGTTGGAACAACTTTTACTTTCTGCTGTTGAAAAATTTGAATTTCCAAGAAAAAACCTTTGGGATTATGAATTATTTGAAATAGAAGATTAGACTGAGTATTTAGGTGTGGAAAGTAATTATCAACCTGTGGTTGCAATTATTTATGGGGGTGGATTTTTTAATAATACTTTAACTTATTAGGAAATTAATATCATTGCTTCTTATATGATTGTAGAATGGTTAAGCCAACAATTAGCTAGTGTATAGAATACTAGAATGAAATATAGTGGGTCTGATTTTAAATTTACTTCTCAAGCTAATCATATGCAAAAATTATTACAATTAAAAAGAGATTATGAAAGAGAAGGTTTTCATCTTCAGAGATTATATAAGAGAAGAATTCCTGATGAAAACGGTATTATGAAATCTACCATGGGAACCATTGTACGTTCAAGTTTTGATGAAGAAGAATATGCTTCAATGGAAAAGTGGAAACATCCTTATAAATGGAAAAATTATGATGAAATTTTTCATGATGGTGGAGGAGCTTTTGATTGGGGTGAAAGCTAATGAAAGAAACTAAACGTATAAAAACTAGAATTTTAATGAGAAGAGATTCTTCTGAGAATTGGGCTGAAAGTAATCCAATTTTAGCACAAGGAGAAATTGGTTATGATATTACAACTAAAAAATGCAAAATTGGCGATGGGGTTAATCATTGGAATGATTTACCCTTTTTTGCTTTATAGGGGAGCGAGTTTGCGGAAATGATTGATTATGAAACTCGTATCACTAATAAACCAAAGATAGAATCTCACGAACTTATAGGTAATAAAACTTTTGAAGAGTTAGGGATAAGCTCTATAGAAGCAGATGATTTATTAAATATATTAACTTAAAAGAAAGGTGAATAATCTTATGTCTTATAATTATTTAGATAAAACCGGTCTTGCATTGGTTTGGGAAAAGATTAAAAATGCTTTATCTGGTAAAGTAGATAAGGTAGACGGTAAGGGCTTATCTACTAATGACTATACATCAGATGAAAAAACAAAATTAGCAAATATAGCGGCTGGTGCACAGGTGAACGTATTAGAGGGTATTCAGAAGAATGGAACTAATGTTACCATTACAAATAAGATTGCTAATATTAGTGTTCCTACTGCAACTTCCGATTTAACAAATGATTCTGGCTTTATCACAACTTCTGATATTCCAGAGGGAGCTGCTGCTTCTACCACTACACCGCATATGGATGGCACAGCGGCGGTTGGTACAGAATTGGCATTTGCACGTGGCGATCATACACATCCTACAGATACTTCTAGAGCTTCAGCTAGCGACTTGTCTGCTCTTGATGGTCGAGTTGAAGATTTGGAAGAAGCCGTTGGTACTGGCGGATCGGTAGATAGTAAAATTTCTACGGCGATTCAGGGACTGGATTCTTCAATTGTGGCAACAAGTAACCAGGCTATTGCTAGTGTGACTATTACAGATGGAAAGATTACGGCAAGTACTAAAGCTACAATCCCAACAAACAACAATCAGCTTACGAATGGCGCTGGATACCAGACGGCAAGCGACGTAACTACTGCTATTAACAATGCTCTTTCAGCAGCTATGACATATAAAGGCACAAAAGCGACTGTCGATGCGTTACCTTCTAGTGGAAATAAAACTGGTGATGTGTGGCATGTAACTGCTGATGGTGGAGAATATGCTTGGGATGGAACTAATTGGCAGGAACTTGGATCTGTCATGGATTTATCTGATTATGTTGAGGAGTCAGAACTAATTGCGATTACTTCTACCGAAATCAATACAATTTGCGTATAAGGGGGTAACTTAAATGTCTACCCATAATTATTTAGATAAAACAGGATTGGGGCAGGTTTGGAGTAAGATTAAAGATACTACTTTATCCAAAACAAATACGACATCATATACGCCTACCGCTGATTATCATCCAGCTACGAAGAAGTACGTTGATGATGCTACTGCCAGCATTACAGATGAAAAATTATCAACTGGTACAATAGGTAATAACGTCTACTATCCTATTGTCGGAACAAACACTTCATCTGCAACTACAAAATATATTGATTCCACTGGTTTTAAATATGATGCCACATCTTCAACAAATGGATATGCGAGATTATATTTAGGAAATGGAACTGCCAGTGGGACTGAAGGAAGTAAATATGGACGATTAATGATATATGGCACTACTGCTTATGCTGTGACTTTAGATAGTGGTAGTCCAACAGAAAATAGAACTATTAGTTTACCAAATAAGAATGGAACAATAGCATTGACATCTGATGTTCCTACAAAAGTATCTGATTTAACTAATGATAGTGGCTTTATCACATCATATACAGAAACAGATCCAGTATTTACAGCTTCCGTGGCACATGGAATTACTAGTTCTGATATTACCAATTGGAATAGTAAAACATCTCTTGAATTAGGAACAACAAGTTCTACTGCATTCAGAGGAGATTATGGTAATTCTGCATATACTCATGCAGTAACAAATAAAGGATCTGCTTTTTCAAATGGTTTGTACAAAATTACAACAAATTCTGAAGGTCATGTAACTGCTGCAACTGCTGTACAAAAGTCTGATATTACTGGTCTTGGGATTCCCGCTCAAGACACAACATATACATTTGATGGAACTTATAATGCATCTACTAATAAGGTTGCAACGGTTAGTACAGTGACCAATGCTGTTAGTGGCAAGGCAAATAGTTCTGATGTGTTAACGAAGACCAATACTACTTCTTATACACCTACATCAGATTATCACCCAGCTACAAAGAAATATGTGGATGATAATATTAGAAGTAACGTTATGTTTGTAACAATTACTTCTACAACATCTAATGATGAAACCACGTATAGTGCTGATAAAACATATTCTGAAATGGCTACTTTTATTAGTAGTGGTGGAACTGTGATTGCTATTGCTGATGACATCTATTATTATCTATATAGAATAGATACGGAAGAAGAGGGAGTTATTCAATTTACTTCATCGTTTACAGACTCCTATGTTACGACTATATCTTACACAATATATTATGATAATACTATTGAGTATTGGGTTGATCGTTCTACAATAATAAGTGTTTTCCAACCTACAGCAGGTCAGGTACTTACTTATAATTCTACAAATTCTAGTTGGGTTAATGGTAGTTTAAGTTTGGATTTAAGTGGCAATACCATCCAACTTAAACAAGGATCAACCGTATTATCATCAATCACTCTTCCAGTTTACAACGGAGGTGTTAGCTCATGAGTACAACAGTAAGTTACAAAGGTAGTACAATTGCTACCCTTTCTAATGAAACTAAAACGCTAACTACTGCTGGTACTTGGGTTGAGGGAGATATTGTAATTACTGATGCTGGTGGTACGGCGGCCATATCAGTAGTTGATACTACAGATTCCCATGGCGGCACGATAAGAGAGATTACCGCCCTTGATATCTCAGATACGACAGCTGTGGCATCAGATGTTGCAAGTGGTAAATATTTTTATACCGCAAGTGGCGTTAAGACAGCAGGAACTGGATCTGGAAGTAGCGGTGAAAGTTCTTCGTACACAAGAACTACGATTGCATCAGAACAAACGGTGACCCCAATCACAACAACGTCAAACGGTGATACATATTATTCTGCACAACTGAATATGTTGAGTGGTTTAGAGAGTGGAGAAGAATATATCATTACATATAATGGTACAGAATATTTCTATACTTGTAGGGTACTATGGGGAAACACTTATCTGCTTGGTGAGATTAACTATTTTTATGGTACAACAGGATTACCTTATCCATTTGGTATTTTATGGACAAGCGGTACTACTTGTAGAATGGCTTGTGGTGATAGTACGGCTGTAACTGTTAAAATTGAGAAGTTGGAATTTGTTGGCACTCCATCCGCAACGGCTCATACTATATATTTTGAGTTTACTGATAACACAAATACCACCATCACGGCATATTATGATAATTCCTTTATTAGTAATGCGATCACAGCTACTATTCCAAGAACTTATGGAAATAAAACTGTTGGGTTGGCACAGTTAGATGGAGTGACTTGGTATAATCCTGCTAATATTCCATTAAATACTCAGTTAGTTGATTATAATGAAGTTATAATTGGTTATGGTGTAGATGAGTATGGAAATATTGTTAATACTGGTCAGTCATGGGATGTTATATCAGATTATATTCCGATTGACCCATCTATGACTTTTACTTTCAAAACTAATAAATGGTATAATGTAGGATTTTATAATTCAAGTAAAAACATGGTTAGAATTGTATCAGGTTATGACATAGAAACAAGTTCATCTAATGAAACATCAACAGGAACGTTAAACTCATCCAATATTCCGTCTACTGCGGCTTATATAATTTTATCTGGAAATAGTTATGATTTACAAAATACTATGTCTTTAATTCGTACAGCATAAAGGAGGGATGAGATATGGCAATAAGTAAAATCATATTAAATGGAGTCACTCAGATAGATTTAACTTCGGATACTGTAGCTGCTTCAAACCTCATCTCTCCAAATACTGCCCATGGAGCAGATGGTCAAGCTATTGTAGGGACTGCTAGTGGTGGTGGAAATGATTTTATTATAACTCTTTCCTACAATTCAAATACTGAAACGTGGGACCCAGATTGTACTTGGGCAGAATTGAGCGCGGCTCAAACTGCTGGTAAGAATATTATAGTAGATGCAGACGATCCTAATAATTGGGTAACAGCTGGTGGATATGTTATAGATAGTACTACGTTTTTTTACTATATTCATAAACTTAATGTTTTAGAAAATAATAATGTTACGACAGTATATATAACTGAAGAAGATTATGATTTTACAGCTAATGGTGCCATAAAAACGTATACATATACGTATTATGATACTTCAGATGCCAATGCTTTACCATCTCAAGTCTTGAACGGTCAAATATTTTATACATCGACAGGACGAGCAATTGGTACGGTGCCAACAATGACACTACCGACAAGTGCTTCTAGTACTTCGTCTGGAACGTCTAAAGCTACAATAGGTAGAAGCACATCAAATCAATATATTAATATACCGACAGGTTATAATAGTGCAGCTGCGTATTATACGATTTCTGCAACACCAAACATGACATTACCTACTGCCGCTTCAAGTACGTCAAGCGGTACATCGAAAGCCACAATTACACCAAGTACATCTGCGCAATACCTAAATATACCAACCGGGTATAATGAAACAGCTTCATATTATACTATTTCAGCAGTAACTTATTCAACAATTACAGTTTCATCATCTAATCCATCTGGTGGATCAAATGGTGATGTTTGGATTAAGACAGCATAAGGAGAGTGATTGAATGGGTACTACAACTATGACCGGATCAGTCACTCTCGTACCTAGTGGCTATACTGGTTTAACAAACATGACCATAGACTCGTCATATGATATTTCTAGAGGATATACAGATGCTGATTCCACTACTTATACAAGATTTAATGGTACAGCATCGACTACTGGTTATGTTTATTTTATATTTGACACATCTGATATTCCGTCAACAGCCACTATTACATCCATAACAGCAAGAGGTAAGGCGAGAGTAAGTAATACTACTCGTGTTAGCAGTACTGTTATGCAGTTATACACAAATACCACTGCCAAGGGTAGTAATAGAACATTTGCTTCAACTACTGCTTCTACTCAGACGATTACAACTGGAACATGGACAAGAAGTGAATTAAATAATCTACGGCTTCGTGTTGGTGGTACATTCTCATCTTCAACATCATCTAAAAGAATCGACTTTTATGGTGCGGATGTTACAGTTGAATATTCTTACACGGTTAGCACTTATGATGTAACCATAAGTAACTCAACATCGACAACAGTAACTGCAAGTAATAATAGTCCAGTTGCGGGTGAAGATGTAACGATTACAGCAAGTACATTAAGTGGTATTACGGTTAAGGACAACAACGTAGATGTCACAAGTCAGTTTGTACAGATTACTTCTGGCAGTGAGGAACTGAATCCTACAAGTAACACTAATACTAACTTCACGCTGTCAAATATTGATAATGCTTATACGGATTCAGATAGTACGACCTATGCTCAATTACAACTTGCTGGATCTACCACTGGAACGATATATTTCAATTTCCCATCGTTTACATTGCCAAGCGGAGCAACTTTACAGAGTGTGGCTTGTACAGCTAAATTGCAGTTTAATGCCAATAGCTCAACTTCTGGCTTTACGTCATCCTTCCAAATGTACGCAGGATCTACAGCAAAGGGATCGGCAACACAATGGGTATCAAGTGGCTCTAATGTAGCGGCAAACACATACACCGTAACAATGGGGTCTTGGTCGTCCAGTGATTTAGCAAGTCCGAAATTTTATATTACTGCTACCAACTCCGCAAGGTCTACACAAAGACAGATTTATGTATATGGTGCGACCTTGACTATCACTTATCAAATGGCAAGTGGCGGAGTGTATGTTTATACAATTTCTAATGTGGCTGCTGATCATGCTATTGTAGTTACCAGTTCTGCTCCTACTACAACAATGTACGTTAAAGTTAATGGTTCATGGGTAGAAGCAACGGCTGTTTATAAGAAAATTTCTGGCTCATGGGTACAGCAAACAGATCTAACTAATGTATTTGATAGTGGAACAAATTATAAATATGGATAAAAAAGGAGAATGGCTTTAAATGATTTTAAAATATAACATCAATATTGATAATAAAGACATATCTTCTCGATTACAAACAATTATAAATCAAATCTATAAACTTCTTCCCAATCGAGAATAGGGAATCGATTGGGAGAAGCCCTTATAGACTATTTTATAGGAATTAGTGGGGATGCAAAGATTAATGAATGGCGGCTATTCTTAGATTTACTTCCCACTTTTTAATAAATTAGAAGGGTTGTATTCATTAACTAACTAGGAAGATTTTCTTTGTTATAGAAGAACTATCTTTGAATGTTTAAGTTTAATAAATACACTACAAAAAGAAATATGTCTTTAGAATTATTAAATAAAAGATTACAGTATCAAGGCGGTAATCAATAGCAAAGATTAATTAATGATAAACTAAGAAGTTTAAAAAAGGCCTTGTTATATTCTTATCAAGCCGCAACCGCAATTCTTTCTGATTAGAGAGAATTTAGATGTTTAATTAATCCAGATAAAAATAAACCTGCATATGATAACAAAATTATTTCAATTCCTTATAAAGATATTTGTTTAAATCAATAGCAAATTGGAAAAACAATAGAAGGTTAGCAAGAAATTGGAATGAAGTGCGGAGATGTTTTTACTTGGAAATAGACAGATACACATTGGTTGGTTTATTTACAAAAATTATAGGAAGATGCTTATTTTCGTGCGGAGATTCGTCGATGCGATCAAGAAGTCTAGGTTAATGGAAAAAGATATTGGGCTTATATTCGTGGACCTGTTGAAACTTCTATTGAATGGACACAAAAAGCTGGTATTGAATGGAATACTTTAAATTATTCTTTAGTTATGTATATTACTAAAGATGAAGATACAAATTAGTATTTTGAAAGATTTAAATTAACAAAAATATTAGACCCTAGAACAAATACGAAAAAAACTTGGCAGGTTGTTGGGGTAGACCCTTATTATGGAGATGGAATAATTCAAGTATTTTTAGATGAATATTTTGAAAATCCAATTCAAGATACTTTGGATGAATTAAATAACATATCTAAAGAAGAATAGCAACTGCCGCAAACCCCTTATATTAATGGACCAACTGAAGTTCAACAATATAGTAAAGCCTATTATGAAATTTGTAATATTGATGAAGGAGTAGAAGGACATTGGTTTATCTCTTGGAAAAATAAGGAACAGGATTTACATAGTTCTTTAAAAATCATTCCTTTAAATATTGAAATTGGATAGTTAGGAACTTTTACTTTGATATATAGAGTTGATAATCAAGAAGATATTACTTTAGATGTCAATATTGTAAGATTATAATTTATAAAGAGATAAAAGGAGTAATATATGAAAAAAGATTTAGCTATGAGACCTATTGATTTTACATCTTCTTTTCTTTCATGTGAAAAAGATTTATAGTCAATTTTAAGTAGATTATTTATTGAAAGTCAACCTTATAGTAATGATTTAAAAAAACTATTAGTAGTTAATACTAAAGATTGTTTAGATTAGAAAAATAAAATTATGTATGACAATCTTATTAAAGATATGAGTATTGCAAAATTGCGTGAATTGGGATATATAAGGTTTGAACCAAAAATAAAAATGAAAGAACATGAAGAAGTAAAAAGTTATTTAATTTTTAATTTTGATAATTTTAAAACCAATGCAACAAACCCGCAATTTAGGGATTGCAATGTTTATATAGATGTTTTATGTCATACAGATTGTTGGGATATTGGAGATTTTAGATTACGTCCTTTAAAGATATGCGGATATATTGATGGAATTTTAAACAATTCTAAATTATCAGGAATTGGTACTTTTCAATTTTTAGGTTGTAATGAATTAGTTCTTGATGAAACTTTATCTGGATATACTTTAATGTATGCAGCTATACATGGTACAGATGATGTACTACCATCTTCACATGGTTGGATAAATTAAAATGGTTGATGAATTAATGTTATTATCTGGTAATGACATTCCTTTTGTGGAGGGGCGGTTAATAATTCATCCGCCCACCATAAAAGAAATTGGTTATATTACTGAAGAAACATTTTGGTATGGTTGCGAATTTTTAAAATTTGATAAAGAAATTTTAACAGAATAGGACAAAAAAGATTTATCTGATATTTCAAATTTTAATATAATAATGAATATGATGCATTAGAAAACTCCGTAGTCACAAAAAGCAAGACTACAAGTTGCATCTATTTTTACTATAATGTTTCCCTTGTATAGAGTTATTTTTGAAGATGATAAAATTGTTTTTGTACATGTTTAGACTTAGGAACAAGGGGAAATTAATGAACAAAACTTTGAAAATTTTAGAGATATTTTAATTAAAATGTTTTGTTTAGAAACTGGTGAAAAACAGTATGATCCAAGTGGTAATTTAGCAAAAAAAATTGCTGATAAATTTAAAAAAGGTAGATAGAAAAAGGCGAAGCTGGCGCCTCATACCAAAGTATCTTTATTTACAAGATATGTTTCTATCCTTGCAGCTGGATAGTGTAAAGATATGAATATATTAATGAATTATACTGTTTATCAACTCATGGATGAATATAAAAGATTTAATCTTAAACTTCAATATGATTCTTGGATAAAATTTAAGGTGGCAGGAGCTACTGGTATGGAAGATCCAGAAGATTGGTTTAAAGATATTCATGAGTAATTAAAAATAAAATAACTGATATTTTGTACAAAATATAAGGAGGAAATCCAATGAAATTTGGTGTACGTGAAATTGCTAATGTGGTATTCAAAGCAAAGAACTTACAAAAAATTGGACCTTATGAATTTAAAGAGGGCCAGCCTGTATTCTATATGGATACCGCAAAAACTTCTACATTAGAGGGTGCGGCTACTACAGTATATGCAACTGGTGGTCGTGGAAATACTCGTTTGATTGCTTGGGAAGGTTAGAAGACTCTTACGTTCACTGTTGAAGATGCTCTTCTTTCTCCTATTAGTTTTGCTATGCTTTCTGGTGCTGGTTTAATTAAAGCAGCTACAGATGATACAAGTGATATTCATTTCCATCAGACAAGTAATGCTATTGCTTCTGCAACTGCTACAATTGCTGCTTCTAATAATATTGTTCAAATTGATTTAACAGATGCTTTAGAATCTACAGAAAATATTTGTTCAACAGCTCCTATTTATGTTATGAAATTAGATAAATATGGAGATATTACTGGTGAAGTTTTAGATGGTTGGACTGTTACAACTGTAACTGAAAATAATGTAACTAAAAAAGTGTTACAGGCATCTGGTTTAGCACAAGCTAAAGCTGAAGCTTATAGTGGACCTGTAATGGTTGATTATTATGTAATTAAGAAAGCTAGTACTGTTTCTGAAATGCAAATTGATGCAGGTAACTTTGCTGGTTATTACTATGTTGAAGCAGATACATTATTTAGACGTCAGTCTGATGGTAAAGATTTACCTGCTAATATTACATTCCCGAATGTAAAAATTCAATCTAACTTTACATTCTCAATGGCAGCTACCGGAGATCCATCTACATTCACATTTACTATGGATGCTTTCCCAGGATATACTTATTTTGATAGAACAAAGAAAGTTCTTTGTGCTATTCAAGTTGTTGATGATGCTACAGAAGTAACTGAAACAGCTAAAACTATTTTCCCGCATCCTACCGGATTTAATATTGATGAATCTTATGGGGATTCAGTTGATGGAACTTATCAAGGTGAAGGTGTTGAAACAGACGAAAATCCTAATGCTTGATAGTAATTAATAAATAAAAATTAATAGGGGGTTATTTTTAATCCCCTATTATTTTTTTATATGTGTGGTGATATAATGAACGATTTACAAACTGCTATTGAAGATGCTGGTATTTATTATATTCATTTTAATAAAATGAATGTTGGCTCTAGAACTAATGGAACTTTAAATTTTCAACATTTAAGAGAAAACGTAAGGTCTCAATTACAAGGTCAATATAAAGAATATTTTAGAGCTAATGTTGATAAAAAATCTTTAGAAGTTTTTGATAAAGCAATTGGATTAAATGAAAATGAATTTTTATCTTAGTTAAATAATGCATTAGTTAAAAACTTACAATAGAATTTAGCAGTTTCAAAATTATAGCGATTACATAATATAGTTAATGGTGGTAATATAGATATAACAGGAAATCTACAAGCGGCTATTGATAATAGGAATAGCACTGAAGGAGTTCAAGCCTTAAATTCAGTTTTAGAAATTATTAGTAAAGCATTAAATTTATTATAGAGTGGAAATGATTCTTTAGGAGCTATTTTATTAATTGCTGTTAATGGAGGCACTTTTAATGGTATTGAATTACCTGCTGCTAATAGTTTATCTACTGTAGGAATAAATTTAGGAACATTATTAGAAGAATATAGTATTAATAATAATTTTAGATTAGTACGAAGATAGGCTTTATAGGGAGCAAAAAATCAATTATTAAATTTAGCTTCTGCTTTAACCACAGGAGCTTTTAAAAGTGGAAGTTAGTTAACTCCAAAAGGATTATCTACACTTTTATTTAATGGTATTGTTAGTACTCAAATTGCAGAAGGTTTAGCTTTTATTATGGGAGGAAAAGCTGGTTCTGTTTTACATAATGCAGTAATATAGGCAGTTGGTACTCAAAATGTTTCTGTAATTGATGAATTTGAAGATGAATGTAAAATCACTGGAAAAACAGATATACAAGCTAATCATGTAAAGTTTAGTATTGATACTTTAGATACAGGAGATGGGGGAATCCTTGATTTTAAATTAGGTATTTCATCTAAGTTTTATAAAGGACAAAAATTTAATGATTTATAGAAAACCAGTTTTTCAGGAACTTATGGTTCTGGTTCAGGGGGAACTTTAAAAGAAGCTTTATCTAATATTTTTAATGGTTCTTCATAGAGATATTTAGCTTATAACTATATAACTCATGATATGTATGTAGAATAGATGAATGATCTTATTGCAACTAGACAACTAATTAGATTATTTGCTTCTGCTGGTAGTGCATCTGATTTTGCACAATTTATGATTGTTAATGGACAAGTTGTAAGTATTTGGAGTTTGATAGAATATGCATTGTCTAATAATTTAGGATTATCGCGTAGTATGGATGGAGCAAAATCTCAAGCAATTGTATTATCTATTCCAGATCGTCCAAAAATAGCAGCTGCGAATAAATATGATATTCTTGATAAACCTGGAGAAACACCTATTATAGCTTCATGGAATCGTTCTAGAAAAGTCAATGCTGCTATTGATAGTGCAAGAATTAAAGCAGAATTACATTTAAATAAATTATTTAATGCAATTTAAATATATTTTAGAGATAAAAGGAGAAATATGTTATGAAAGCATCATATGCTAATATGAAATTAAAATTAAATACAGAAGTTGAAACTTTTGATTTCTGTGGACAAAATATTGAAGTATTAAAATATCTTCCCGCACAAGATAAATATGATTTATTGATGGTAACATTACAAAAATCATTTGAAGATGGTATATATAATGAATTTAAATTAGATTTATATTTCCAATTAAATTTAGTATATATGTATACAAATATTTCTTTTACTGAAAAACAAAGAGAAGATGAATTAAAAATATATGATAATTTAAAAAGTAACGGATTTTTTGAGAAATTTTTCTCAGTATTAAATGAAGAAGAATACGAAGAATTATTTGCTTTATTAAATACTATGAAAGAAAATAATATAAAACAAAGAAGTAGTGTTGGAGAAATAATTAATCGTTTAATAGATGATCTTCCTGGTAATGCGGAAGCTGCCGCAAAAATCGTTGAATCTTTTAGACCAGAACAATTTCAACAAGTGGTAGATTTTGCAAGATATGCAAATGGGGGAAGAGATATAAATTTTAATCAACCTGTAATTACAACAGAGTAAAAAATAAAGGGCAGAGAATAATAAATTCTCTGCCCATTTTTTTTTATTCTTCATCTTCTAAATAAGGAGAAAACGGTTCTTTTTCATCATTATATTGTCTTTTTACAACAAGTCTATACCAAGATTGAACTACTTCACCTTTTGATTTTTGTTCTTTATATTCAATAGAATGTTTTAAAACTTCTCCATCACTATTTTTTAAATCTTCAACAAATCTTTTAGCCTAATTTTCACTATCAACTCTATAAGTTTCTACTTTATTGATTAAATATTTTGACATATTTTTCTCCTTTAATAAAAATTAATTTTTGCTTTTATATCATATTTTGAAAAATCTTCTTTTTCTCTAATTATTTTAGCAAGATGTCTATTGGTTTCTTTAATACCATATAAATCTAATTGTGTAATATCTTTATCTTCTTTTAAAAGTTTAATTATAGTATCTGGTAAATCAGAATAATTTGTTAATACATCTATTAACATATGAGTATTAGTATCATATATGTGAATAGTTTGAGAAAAATCAAAAGGTGCAACGTGTATAATTAATTTTTTCATTTTATCATCTCCTCTTGATTAACATTCAATAACCCAATCATCACAGCCAAATAAATAATAAGCATAAGCATTATCATCTATTTCTAACCAAATCTCCCAAGCATTATTCATTTTTTCAGTATCTTTTTCAATAGAAAGAATAGTTCCTCTATTTTTAAGTACATCTATTAACTCTCGTGCGGCTATAGCTGGTGGATTAGGATTTTCTTTTTCATATAAATGGAAAACAGTAAAATCATATCTTTCTCGACATAATAACATAGCATATCCATCTAAAGTCCAATTAAACCAATCTTCAATTTTAGGAATTACTTTATTTATTTCTAATTGAGGCATTGCCCCTTCTTTTAAAACAATCTGTTTATTAAAATCATATAATGTACCAAAAGGAACATCAAACTTTTTTAAATCCATAAATCTACTCCTTTTAAAAATCAATACCTTTATATAAGATTCTTTGATTTTTACTTCCTCTTAACTCTAAAGTAATATCTCTTTCTTCTTGAATATATTTCCCATCTATTAAAACATCTATTTTTGATAAAATACTAGTCAAATAAATATTATTATTTTCTAATAATTCTTCTAATGTATATCCAGTCCATAAAAAGATTTTTATATGCGGATATGCTATTCTTACACTAGTAATTATATTATCAACTTCTTCTATATTTTGTGGACATAAAGGCTCTCCACCTAATACAGAAAAATTTCTAGTTATACCATTTGCGGCAATGGCTTTAATAATCTGACCTCTAATATCTACAGGAAGAGATTCCCCGCCATCATAATCCCAAGTTTCAGGATTATGACAGCCAGGACATTTATGTGGACATCCTTGAGTCCAAAAACTTACACAAGTACCAATTCCATTTGTAAAATCATTGGGTATTAGTCCCGCGTATCTATTCATTTTTTTCGTCACCACACAATAGTTTTTCAATTATTATTGCTCCAACTGAATTTCCTCCGATAATAAGAAGCATTTTAAAAGTATTAATTGCAGAAATATTACATAAGAAATATGGAAAATCTGCAATGCAGTGTTCTGCTCCTATTAAAATAAAAATCATAACCGCAAATATCGTTAATATTGTTTTTTTGTTTCTAACTGCAAAATGAATTAATGCACCACAGAAACAAGCATTAATAAATAACATTAATGGGTCTTTTGAAAATTTAAAAGCTGAAGCATTAAATAAATATTCATAAAAATAAGGATTTCCAACAGTATATAATCCCACTGTTATCCCTATTCCAATAAAATTAAAAAGTAAAATTAAATGTAAGTTAGGTGCTAAATAACCAACTTTTCCTGTAAAAAGTGGTAATTGCATATTTATAATAGTTAATAATCCAAAACTAAATAATAAAGCTCCTAATTCTGGAATGTCTGATTGTATATTAATAATAACTCCCAATCCAATAAGTATTCCCGCTAATGTTGATTTCTTTATCATTATTTATAACCTCTCAATAGTGTTGAATGTTTAAATCTTAATTCTGTTTCTTGTTGTTTTCCAAGATTAAAAGCTGTTTTATAATCTCCTGTTAAATATCCTGTAACGCGTCTCAATCTTTGAATTGACTGACCTCCGCACATTGGACATTTATCATTGATTTCTCCTGTGTATCCACAATCTAAACATAAATCATTTGGAATATTTAATGCAAAATATGGAATATCTTTATCCATAGCATAATTAACAATTTGTTCAAGAGCATCTATATTATGTAAAATTCCGCTATCTAATTCTACATATGTAATACATCCAGCTGAACTATATCCAGTTAATTGACTTTCAATATCAATTTTTGTAAATGGGTCCATTTCTCTCCATACTGGAACATGAATACTATTGGTAAAAAATTCTTTATCACTTACATTAGGAATCTTACCATATTTATCTTGGAATTTTTTCATGGCTGTATAACAAAGATTCTCGGCCATTTATACCCTCGGTTTCCCGATATTTATTAGGGGATTAGACTATATTATCATCTTATTATCCTATTACCAAATAATAAGAGCCTTGTCTTTCGTTTCTTAATGAAACTACTCTACTCACTTCTTTATATAAATATTTCTATTTATACTATGTTTTCGATAGTCGTTAGAGAACAAAACCATTTTTTTCATATTCGGACAAATATCTAAAATAATAACCGCATCGAGGTTTAGTTTTTACATTATGATTACATTGATTTAGTATTGTAGTTTTAGTTACTCCAATACATCGAGATGCTTCTCCTATTGAGCCATATTTATTTAATAAATTTTTATTCATATCAAAACAACACACATGAATAGATTGGTTGTCATTCCAACTTTTATCATTAACTTGTAATTTATCATCAAAAGCTGCTTTAGTATTCTAAGAAACAGTTCCCCATTTTAAATTATTTAAATTATAATTTGTTTTATCATTATCCAAATGCATTACAACTGGATAGTTATTAGGATTTGGAATATACGCTTTTGCAAGTAAAACATGAATTCTTCGTTGTTTATTTCCATCTGGAAAAGTAATTCCACAGCACACATATCCTGTTGCTTTATTTATAAAATTTGTTTTTGGATAATAAAAATTATTGCCATAATCTTTATATACTTTTCCTGTTGGAGTAATATAATCAGTTTCACTGCCATCAATTAATTTCATCTATTCATTAATTTTACTAATATGAATTAATTTCTATGTCATGTTTCTTCTAGCCATATAATAGAAAACTCCTTTCTTATTTTCTATTATAATTTAAAATTTACTATACACAATTATACATCTTTGTCCAATATATTTTTTATGATTTTATCCTACGGGATTACCATGCCTTTCGGTTTAGGCTTTCTTACCAACTTATTACGTTTGCCCGTTTAACAAGGTTGTTTTTTCACATAATCACTTATGCGACTCCCAATCCGAGTAGTTTAGGAGTATAATAAACACCAAAATTAAGTTTATATTGTTGTTTAAATTCTGCACATCTATCTTTAAATAACTGTTCAATTTGTTTAGCTAATTCCATACCTTCTTCTGTTGTATGGTCAGTTCCTATAAGAATTTGTAAACATTCAGCTAATCCTAATTGACCAATTACTATTGTCCCATGTTTAAGTGCGGAACGAATTCCTTCTTCTGGTTTATATCCCAACATAGTATGATTTTCATACATAAATTTTGCGGAAGCAGGAGATTGTGAACAAATATATTCAAATCTTTCAATGAGCATATCTTTTGCTTCATGAATTTTTTTATCAAGTATATCTAAAAAATTTTCAATTAAATCATAAGAAGATTCTTCACTATTAGACAATTTTGCAAAAATTTCAATTTTTTCTTTTGCTTCCATAGCTAAAGTAGGAAGGATAATTGTTACAGGACAAATATTTCCGCGACCATCTTTCATTTGAGGATTTACTCCAGGTTCTGCGTTGATGTCAGTGCCATTCGCCGTGCGGCATCCCATTGTTGAAAAGTAAGTCCTTGGGTCTTGTTTATCGTATCCCGCGTTTCCTGACCAGTCAACATTCGCATAGTTCGGATAGAGTCGTCTTGCTGTTGAGTGTAATGCCAATCTGTATAAATCGTAGTTTGGATCTCCTGGTTCACGGTTTACTCCTTTCATTAATTGAAAAATACCACATGGAAATATTGGAGTTTTATGAAATTTACCAACTCCCTTAATACTACCTTCGAGTAATGCCTTAATTACCATTCTACCTTCTGGTAAAGTACAAGTACCATAATTAATAGAAGTAAAAGGTAATTGATTTCCGCTTCTAGATTGAAGTGTATTTAAATTATGATACATACCTTCAACAGCCTGTTGTAATTCTTTTTCAGTCATATCCATGGCATATTTATAACTATTACACATTGGATATTCTTCACTATTAATTGGTAATTCATCATTTATATGGTCATAAATTGAATCAGATAAATCACATAAATATTTTACTCCATCACAAAAATGTTTATAGAAACTTTTTCTTACATATGGAACCATAGTCCAATCTAAATGCGTTGCGGCAACCCCACCAAATTGCTGTAATGACTGTAACTGGAATAATACAGCTACTAATTGGAAAGCAGTATTAATACTATTTGCTGGTCTTACATCTGTTTGACGAGTATTAAATCCATTTGCTAATAAATCATCAAAAGGAATAGATAAACAATTGTGCATACCAACTGCATATGCATCTAAATCATGAATATAAATTTCATTATTTAAATGATTATTTCTTGACATTTTAGACATACAATTATCTAATGCATATTGTTTTGCAATAACCGAATCAAATTCACCGCGGCGACCTCCGAAAGAACGCTCATCAACATTGGCATTTTGATTATCTATTTTAGAGCCAGCAAGTTTTTCTTGAGCAGCCCGCATCATTTCAGTATTCCAATTTCTTTCTCTTGTTCTTTTTTGTCTATATTTTATATATGCTTTTGCTACGTCTTTTCTTTTTGTTGACATTAAACCATTTTCCACTAAATCCTGTATTTCTTCTATTGATAGGGGATGTATTTCATCTTCGCAATATCCCTATATATAATTTGCAATATTTTCAGCTTTCATTTCCGCATAGTCTGAAATCTATCCATCGACTGCCTTAAAAGCCTTTAAAATTGCTTGTTTAATTTTTTCTGTATTGAAAGGCATTTTCCTTCCATCTCTTTTGATTACATAAATCATAAATAGTCCTCCTAGTTAGATAAAATATTTTTAGGGTTACTATATAATTTAAAATTATTATAATAAAATTATTTAAATTTGTCCTTCTAAAAATGCCTTTACTTTTGGTCTATTTAAAATACCATAATATTCTTCTTTATCATCATTATTTAAATAAATTTCATAATCAAAATCAATTTGAGAAAAATCATATTTATCTGCTAAAAAACGTCTACAAATTTCTTCGCAATTTGGTGACACTTCTCTTTCTAAAGACCTTATTAATCTAGTTTTTTCATCTGCTTTAATCCAAACAGGTAAGACATCTATTTTATCAGAATATTGCAAAAGAAATCTAATCCCCATGGGATTAAATACACCTATATTAAATTTTTTTGGTTGTAATTCATCTTCAAGAGTGCCATAATACCAATTATTAAAATAGGTATATTCAAGCATTTTTCCTTGTTCTATATATTCTTTAAACTTTTCTTTAGTAATAAAATGATATTGCCGCCCGTCTCTTTCATAATCTCGCGGCGGTCTTGAAGTATATGAAATCATTTTATGTCCATCTTTTAAAACTTGCATTAGCCAGTGCTGGATAGAATCCTTTCCAGCACTTGACTCTCCAAATAAAGCTATTAATTTAATTTTATCCATATATAATTTCCTTTCCACAGGTGGGGCATTTTATAAGAACTACTTCATGAGGCTCTCTATTTTTAAATTTTATTATAGACATATCACAATTACAAAATACTCCATCTTTATATTCATCATCTTCTAAGGAAGTGATACAATTAGAAACTTTTAAATCAGATTCTGGGATTCTTCGTATTTTATACATTCGATTTTATCCTTTCATGTTCTAACTCAATATCCTTTTCATTAATATTTGTAATTCTATAAAGTTGATGTGTGGGAGTTGATTTATAAGTTTTAGCAACAAAAGTATCTTCTCTTCTATATCCGGTAATCATTACTTTAGTACCTCTTGAAAACCAACCTTTTTCTAAAACTTTTTTACTTCCATCTTCTTGAACTTCTGAAATTTGTCTATTAAACATAGCATAATATTCTTTTGTAAATTTAACATTAACAACTCCATTTGTTGTTAAAATAGCAATAGATGCTTTTGTATTATTTTTACTAATAATAGTACCAGCTATTTTATATAATTTAAAAATAGGAATATCTCTACCACCACGTTTAAAGAAATAATCAACTTCAGGGTCATAAGATAAATCAAAGAAATTAACCAATCCATATTTATTTAAATCTATATTTTCTAATTCATGCGGATGATAATAAAAACATAGACTTTCCATTTCCCATGCGGAGATATTTCCTTTAGCATATTTCTCCCACATTTCATTAAATAATAATTGATTATATTCTTTTAATAATTTTTCTTGATTTTCTTTTAACCAATTTCTAACTTTATCCATAATAGATTGATACATTTTATCCCATACTTTTTGTTTAACATATGGAATCCCATTTATTATTTCTAATCCTTCATTATCATATAAATTTGCGTAAAAATGTAAATCATTACTGTTTATATCTAATAAATAATATTCTCCATATTTATGTTTCTTTAAATATTTATTAAAACAAAAAGTTCTTGATGCATATATTAATGAGTTAGGAATCATGTTTTTCTGCATTAATCCATTAAAGTTTTGTAAAGTTAATCTTTTCTTTGGTTCTGATATTATTGAAATATAATAAGCCATAATAGAATATCTTGGATTATCTTTATTAATTTTAGATGCCCATTCTTCATCAATCCTATCAAAAGCTCCTGATTTAATTAATGAAATCATTTGAGTTTTATTAAGTGGACATCTCCGCATAAAATCAATAATTCCGGTATAAGGTCTATTGTCAATAATTTGTTTAATTACTGAATCGCCAATTTTATTTACACCTTTTAATCCAAATAATATTTCATTATTTTCTTCATCTGGTTCAAAACTAAAACCAGATTTATTTATATCAATTAAAGATACTTTAATACCTTTTGAAGTTATATCTCCAATAGCATTTGCTAATTTAGTATAATCAGTTGTTTTTTCTATTTTCTTTTTACCGCTTCTATCGGGTAAATCTTCATAAGTATATGTTTCAAAATCTTCTTTTTCATATATACTTACTATTTCTATATTCTCTTGTTCTTCAAGAGAACCACTATTAACAATTAAACAAGCTGTGTTCCAATAAATAGGATTCCAATGAGTTGCAATATATAAAGTTTGAACTCCTATAAAGGAATAAGCAAGAGCATGAATAGTTGAGAAGCTATAACCCATCTGCGGACCCACGCCACGTTCCCATACATATTTACCTAACAATGGGCTGGCGGCAGTATCTAGAATCTTTTGATGAAGTTCTGGAATCTTCGCCATTTGTTTTTTACCAACAATTTTTCGTGCGGCATTAGCTTCTTTTAAAGAAAAGTTGCATATATCTTCATCCATTAGCATTCTCATTAACTGCTCTTGAGAAGGAGGAACTCCATAAGAAGATTTAAAATATGGTTCTAAAGTTTTTTGTTCTTCTTCTGTTAATCCTGCTCTTGACATTTCAGAATACCAAAGATTGATATTATTCTTATATCTAATATATCTTTCCATTGGTGTTTCTTGTCCTTTTTCTGATGTCATTAATCTCATTAAACCATTTGCATCGCTCATTTCAAAAATGTTTGTTGGTTTAATTTTTTTAGCAGCTTGAGAACCAACCGCAGAATCAAACTGAAAAACATTTAAAACACTATTTTCTCTTAATGCTTTCCATATTTTTTCATCATCTAAAGGTAATACTTCTGGATGAAAATATTTATTATAAACTTCTCTTAATGATAAATTATTATCAATTTTATTATATTTTTGAAGAAGTCTAATTGTTTCAACTAATTTATCTTGCACTTCTGTTACAAGAAAATCATATTTTGTCATTCCACAGGATTCACATTTGTGTAAATCCCATTGAGTTATAATTTCTCCTTTCGGAGTTTTCATAAAGCATCCAAATTCATATGGGTCTTCATCAAAAAGAATAACTCCACTTGCATGACTACTTCTTTTATTTACTAACCCTTCAATAGCCATAGCAATATCTAATAAACCCGGATATTTATTTACTTCAACAATAAATGCGTTAATGGGTTTTCTATCTTTATCTTTATTACCATAAACAACATCTTTAAGCGGCCAAAGAAATCCTCTTTCTTGAGGAATTAAAGATGATAAATACTGAGCTGTATCTACATCTATTCCATCATGATAAATTATTTCACCAACCTCAGATTCAGGAGTTAATCCTCCTCCTTTGACTTGTGTTGTATATCCGCTTCCCACGCCTCTATATCCTCTACAAGCAGTGAGAATAGCACTTTTTGTTCCTTCTGTTCCGAAGGTAGCTATAAGAGTGCATCCCAGATTTTTCCTTGAGAGTCTATCAATTTCACTTGAAAAGTTTGCACCACGTTCCTCCTTTATCTTTTGAAGAATTAATGGACGTTTAGAAGGACATAAATCAATATCTATATCACCTAATTCAACACGTTCTTTATTGAGGTATCTCCAGAAAGGTAAATCCCATTTAATAGGGTCAAGCTGAGTTATACCTAATAAATAATGATTTAAACCAGAACAAGATGAACCTCTTCCCGCACCAACAGTACTTCCGCAGTCCCAAAACATATCTACATAATGTTGAAGAACAATAGGATAACGAAACATATTAGTTTCAAGTTTTTCACTAATAGTTTTTTTAATATCCGCTTCCTCTTCAAGTCTTTGAACATATTTTTCTTTTGTATTTAATCCTTTATCAACTAAATTTTTTATACATTCATTAACCCAATATCTTTCATATATATCTTCAGATTCATACATTGAAGCTAAAACTGGATAGTGTTTATGAAAATCTGCATTTGTATGATTAATAATGAAGTTTTCAACTGGTACTTTTGGAATAGTTTGCTTATGTGCAATACTATAATTTTCAATCTTATTATAAATTTCATATGAATTATTTACTAATTCATCATAATTTAATTCAGATGGTGCAATATTTTCTTTTATTTCATTTTCATCTTGAAGATAAGCATATTCATAAAAAGAATCAACTTCTCTTTCTCCACCTTTTGAATTAAGATATGCTTTATGAACAAATCTATCTTCTTTTGTAAGATAATGAGCATCTGAACCAAGAACCATTTTACATTTAAATGCGGCAGCTACAGATTTAAGACGTTTATTAACCGCAATTTGCTCACTAGATTGACCAGGGGCACATTCAATATAAAAGTCATCTTTAAATAGCTTTTGACACCATAAAATAAAATTTACAATATCATTATGTGCTTTTGTTATTTCATCTGTATCATTATGTTTTTCTGCTTTAATTAAATTTAATACTTGAGTAGAAACTTCTCCGCCAAGACAAGCAGTCGTAGCAATTAAACTATTAGGATATTTATTTACAATATTTTCTAAATCTTGATAAGTTGTAGCAACTCTTTCAAGACCTCTATCCCAATAACTATTCATCCATGCTGTTGATGATAATTCTCTTAATGCTTTATGTCCTATTTTATTTTTTGCAATTAAGATAAAATGATAATATTTTTGACCCATTTCTCTTGTAGGAGTCAAATAAATTTCATTTCCCAATGCAACTTTAAAATTAGGATGTTCATCTAAAAGTTTTTGAGCATAGAAGTTTGCTTCTGGATGCCCACATAAACATTCATGGTCAGTAAGTGCAATTCCGCTTAATCCTATTTCTATTGCTCTATCTATTAACATTGGAATTTTATTAATACAATCAAGCAGACGAATATTGGAAAATTCTGAGTGGCTATGAACTTCAAATCGTTGCATATCCTTCCTCCTTTTTTATCATTCTATATATATTATAACATAATATAATAAAAAAGTCAAGAATATTACTCTTGACTTCTTATAAAATTTATTTTTATTCCTCTATGTTTATTTCTTCTATATTCATTTTACTTTCTTTTTTTAGTTTAGGAATATCATCTTCCGCAAATCCTTTGATTAAATTAAAACACATTCCATTATTGTTAATAAGAATTGATTCACTACAACAAAAATTATTATCATTAAGAGGACAATCTTTTCGTTTACAAGTAACAGTCATCTATTTATTTTCATCTCCTACTACAAAAAATTTTTGTTTTAAATTTATATATTGATTATATGTAATAAGATTTCTTGTATATAATTCTTCTAATTCTTCTAAAGAATTTATAATAAACATTATTTAACTCCTGTAGTGCCATGGCCTCCGCGGTCTTCATTGTCTAAATAATTAACTTCTTTAATTTTTAAAGTTGGTTGACTTTTTACAATACGAAATTGACATACTCTATCATTTTTCTTAATAAGAGTTTTATCTTTATGTCTATTTTCTAAACAATAAGCCGGCATGAACCATTGGTCATTATCTCCACAGTAACTATGGTCAATTATACCCATAGAATTAGTCTGTA